GTCAAGAACGAAGGCTCCGCCATCGCTTACGACAACGCGCAGGAAGCCTTCACTGCACGCTACACCCACGAAACCATCGCTTTGGGCTTCTCCATCACGGAAGAAGCTGTGGAAGACAACCTGTACGACAGTCTGTCTGCCCGCTACACCAAGGCTTTGGCTCGCGGTATGGCTTACACCAAGCAAGTTAAAGCTGCTTCCGTGCTGAACACTGGCTTTGCCGGTACAGCTCTGGGCGGTGATGGCGTGTCTCTGTTCGGTAACAACTCCAGCGGTACTCGCGTTGGTCATCCTTTGGTTGGCGGTGGTGTGAACTACAACAGCCCAACTACTGGCGTTGACTTGAACGAGACATCGTTGGAAAACGCTACCATCCAGATCGCTGCTTGGACGGATGAACGCGGTCTGTTGATCGCTGCCAAGCCAGTCAAGCTGATTATCCCTCCATCACTGATGTTCGTTGCCAAGCGTTTGCTGGACACCGAACTGCGTGTTGGTACTGCTGACAACGACATCAACGCGTTGAAGCAAATGGGCACGATCTCTGGCGGCTACACCGTCAACAACTTCTTGACCGACAACAACGCTTGGTTCCTGACCACAGACGTTCCAAACGGCCTGAAGCACTTCGAGCGTACTGCTCTGTCCACTTCGATGGACGGCGACTTTGATACCGGCAACGTCCGTTACAAAGCCCGCGAGCGTTATTCGTTCGGCTGGTCTGACCCATTGGGTATGTGGGGCTCTTCGGGTTCGTCCTGATAGAATCCGCGTGGGCTTAGCCCACGAGGTCGTCTTTCGGCGGCTGACTGAAAAAGGGGCCTTGTGCCCCTTTTTCTTTTGGTGTATATTGCACCAAATCCCGGACTTTCCGGTGTATCTGACGGCTCCGGGCCGACGTCATGCAGACAGATACGCCTTAACTGCATGAAGGAAAAATCATGGCTCAGACTACTTTTCAAGGCCCAGTACGTTCTTTGGCTGGCTTTATCTCCCAAGGCCCCGCCACTGTGGTGAATTTGGCCAACGGAACCAACACCGTGACTCTGGATGTCGCCTCGTACGCAGGCAAGACCATCCGCACCAACGATGCTACTTTGGTCATCACGCTGCCCACCATCAACACCACAGCCAACCCTGTGACTTCTGGCCCCGGCCAAGACCCCAACACTGTGAACAACGTGGGCACAACCTACACTTTCGTGGTTGAGACTACTGCGTCTGCCTTGTCGATCGTCACTGACGGCACTGACAAGTTTGTGGGCTCCATGCTGATGGTTGACACTGACAGCTCTGGCGCTGTAACAGCTTTTGCTCCAGCATCGTCCAACGACGTCATCACTTTCAACGGCACGACCACTGGCGGTATCGCTGGTTCGACCGTTACCGTTACTGTGTTGTCTGCCAACAAGTACATGGTGACTGGCGTGGCTCTGGCCTCTGGCTCTGTTGTCACCCCCTTTGCTGACGCTTAATTGATCTCGGGGGCTTCGGCCCCTGTTTTAAAGGAGATTAGTTATGACGATGCAGACCGATGTCAAACAAGGACACCTAAACCAAAGTGGTTTTTTTGTTCTTGGCAGAAACCGCGTCAAGGGCATTTCGTTCTTCGGCAGCGGCACGGACGCTACTTTGGTGTTGTTCGATACAACTTCCGCTCCGGTAACGGCCAGTGTGACGTACGCACGTTCCGGCACAACAGTGACGGTGACAAAAGTGGCGCACGGTTTGGTTACAGGCGATGTTGTTGGCATTCACTTTGACCGCAACACAAGCGTTTCCGCAACAGACGGCAACTACACCATTACCAGAACTGGTGCAGACACCTTCACTCTGACTGACATCAACAGCGGCACGATCACGTCTACTGCGGCTGCGTACGTGAGTGGTGGCGGTCGTTGGTTGATGACCTACGAAATTGACAGCACGGACACTTTTAGTAACGCGCCGTTTATTCCGGGCGAGGGCGTGCTTGCCTACAGCGGTATTTATGCGTTGATGACCAACATTGACTCGACGCAGATTTACTATGGCTAAGACCGCAGCATGGACACGCAAAGAAGGCAAGTCCGAGAAGGGCGGCTTGAACGCGAAAGGGCGGGCGTCTTACAACAAGGCGAACCCCGGCAAGCCCGGCCTGAAGGCTCCCCAGCCCGAGGGCGGCAAACGCCGCGACTCTTTCTGCGCCCGTATGGAAGGCATGAAGAAGAAGCTGACCAGCGAGAAAACGGCCAAAGACCCGGACTCACGCATCAACAAAAGCCTGCGGGCTTGGAAGTGCTGACATGGAAATGATGCTTTGGAACGCAGCCCTGAGCGCCATTGTGGCGATCATGGGCTTTTTGCTCAAAGGTAAGTTTGACGAGCTGGATCGGCTCAGCATTTTGCTGAACCGCACTCGTGAAGAAGTTGCTCGTGACCACATTACCCGTGCGGAGTTCCGTGCGGACATGCAGCAGTTGTTGGACAGATTTGATCGCCTTGAGCGCAAGATCGACAACCTGCGAGGCAACAATGCCAAGCACGAGTAAAAAACAGCACAACTTCATGAACGCCGTGGCGCATAGCCCAGCGTTTGCGAAGAAGGTAGGCGTCCCACAATCCGTGGGCAAAGATTTTTCAACTGCGGACAAAAACCGCAAATTCAAAGAAGGTGGTGACACTATGGCAACGAAAATGAACGCAGGCTTTGAAGCAATGATGGCCAAGAAAAAAGGTGCCCCTGCCAAGAAAATGGCTCTGGGCGGCGCGACCAAGATGGGCTCTGTCAAGACAGGCGCTCCAAGCCGTGACGGTATTGCCACCAAAGGCAAGACCAAAGGCACTATGGTCACTATGAAGTCCGGCGGCAAGACCTGCTGACATGATGGCCAGTCGCGGCATGGGGGACATCGCCCCCTCCAAAATGCCCAAAGGCGTGAAAAAAGCACGCCGGGATGACACCGACTTCACGCAGTACGCTGAAGGCGGCAAGGTGGGGCTCTATGCCAACATCAACGCCAAGCGTGCTCGTGGGGCCAAGATGCGCAAGCCGGGGCAAAAAGGTGCTCCCACTGCGCAGGCATTCATTGACTCGGCAAAAACCGCAAAGAAGTAACCCATGGCAACCTCCGGCACATCCACATTCAACCTCGACTTGACGGAGATCGTTGAGGAGGCGTTTGAGCGCGTGGGCTCCGAGATGCGCACGGGCTACGACCTGCGTACGGCCCGCCGGTCGTTGAACCTGATGTTTGCTGACTGGGCAAACCGCGGCATCAACATGTGGACGTTCGAGCAGGGCTCGATTGCGCTGGTGGCAGGCACGGCAACCTACGACCTTCCGGCCGACACGGTGGACCTGCTTGAGCAAGTCATTCGCACCGGTGCGGGCAGCGCGTCGACACAGGCCGACCTGACCATCACGCGTATCAGCGTCTCGACCTACGCCACGATCCCCAACAAGCTGCAACAGGCCCGACCCATTCAGGTCTGGATTGAGCGCTTGAACACACCGCGTATCACCGTTTGGCCCGTGCCGGACGACAGCCAGCCATACACCTTCGTGTACTGGCGCATGAAGCGCATTCAAGATGCAGGCAACGGCGTCAACACAATGGACATGCCTTTCCGGTTTATCCCGTGCATGGTGGCAGGCTTGGCCTATTACTTGGCCCTGAAGGTGCCCGGCGGTGCCGAGCGTCTGCCCGTGTTGAAGCAGCAGTACGACGAAGCGTGGCAGTTGGCCAGCGATGAGGACCGCGAAAAAGCGTCTGTCCGATTTGTGCCACGTCAGATGTTCATTGGAAGCGGTACGTAAATGGGAAACCGTTTTGCTTCCGGCAAGAACTCGATCGCCATGTGCGATCGTTGCGGCTTTCAGTTTAAGCTGACCGCGCTGCGCAAGGAAGTGATTAAGACCAAGTTGTACAACATCATGGTGTGCGACTCGTGCTGGGACCCCGATCAGCCGCAGTTGCTGCTGGGTATGTATCCGGTGGATGACCCGCAGGCTGTACGCAACCCGCGTAGAGACACGACGTACATCACAGCAGGTGTCAACCCGGACGGGTACACTACGGGAGGTTCTCGGGATATTCAGTGGGGGTGGGCTCCCGTAGGGGGGTCTCGGTTCTTTGACAACGAGCTGACGCCAAATAACTTGGCGTTGAACGTGGAAATTGGTACAGTAACAGTACAAATAGGAGTCTGACATGGACAAAAAAGATTTGAAGCAGGACAAGAAGATGGTCGCGGGCGCAGTGCACAAGCACGAGAAAGCCATGCACCCCGGCAAGCCGATGACCAAGCTTCGCGCTGGCGGCAAGACCAACAGCGATATGCTGAAGATGGGTCGCGGATTGGCCAAAGTTGCCAACCAAAAAGCAAAGGGTTAATCATGGCCACGTACCGCTCCCCCAAACCCGCTGCTACGCAAGCGGTGTTGCCCGACACGGACAACAAGAAGTACATGCGCGACATGAACGTCTCTGTGGGCACAAACCACAGCAACGACTACAAGCCAACCAAGACTTCGGGTATCAAAATCCGAGGTACTGGCTGTGCCACCAAAGGCGTGATGGCTAGAGGGCCGCTTGCCTGATTATGAGCACGCCTGTTGCTATCTACAAAATTCAAAATGCCGTTGATGGCAGGATGTACATCGGGCAATCGGTGAATCCTGCACAACGCGCAAAAAGACATTTTTGGAAAAACAACAAGTGCGTCAAACTAGGTAATGCCCTCCAGCGTCACGGGCACAACGCATTTTCGTTCTCCGTTTTGTACTGGTGTAAAGACAAGGCTGATGCAAACGAAGTTGAGGCGTTGCTGATAGATTTAGGCGACACACGCGAAAACGGTTACAACATAACTCCCGGCGGTTATGGAACAGGCGCAGGACAAGACAACCCGTTCTTTGGTAGGCAGCACACCGCAGAAACGAAAGCACAGCTTTCGGAGGGTAAGCGCGGTGTACCGATGCCAGAAAGCGTGCGCCAAAAGATTGCAGCCGCCAACAGAAACCGTACAATGGCGGAGGCTACCAAAGAAAAACTTCGGGCTCGCCCAAAGTCAGATTTGTGCAGCATGCAGACGGCGAAAGCAAACCGCGCACGGGTTTGGACGGAGGAGTCCAAGGAAAAACTTGCAGCGCAAAACCGGGGAAAAAAGATGTCGGAAGAAGCGCGTTTGAAGATAGCCGCCGCAAACAAGCGTCGTGTTTGGTCGGCGGAGTCCCGCGCTAAGCTGTCCGCTTCCAAGAGTAAGGTAGAGCATGAACTACACCCAGCTTAAAGCGGCGATCATCGCCTACACGGAGAATCAGGACACGTCGTTTGAGACGGAGATACCTGTCTTCGTGCAGCAGGCTGAGCAGCGCATTTACAACTCGGTGCAGTTCCCCTCCCTGCGTAAGAACGTCACAGGCACGACCACGGCAAGTAACAAATACTTGGAGTGCCCACTGGACTTCTTGGCCCCGTATTCTTTGGCGGTGATTGATGCCACGGGCGCGTACGAGTACTTGCTCAACAAGGACGTGAACTTCATCCGTCAGGCGTACCCCATCCCGACATCGACCGGGTTGCCCAAGTACTACGCGCTGTTTGGCCCACGATCGGATAACGAAAATGAACTCACGTTCATCCTTGGCCCAACGCCTGCGGCAGCGTACGGCGTTGAGCTGCACTACTTCTATTACCCTGAGTCAATTGTTGACGCAGGTACTTCGTGGCTTGGTGACAATTTCGACTCTGTGCTTCTTTATGGTTCGCTGATCGAGGCGTACACGTACATGAAGGGTGAGCAGGACATGCTGACCTTGTACAACCAGAAGTTCATGGAAGCGCTTGCGTTGGCCAAACGTCTGGGGGATGGTATGGATCGTCAGGATGCCTACCGCTCTGGCCAATTCCGCCAGAAAGTGACCTGATATGACCATCGCACAAACCGCAACAACCAGCTTCAAAGTGGAGTTGCCGCAAGGCATTCACAACTTTGGCCCCACATCGCCGGACACGTTTAAGATTGCGCTGTACACAGCCGCTGCCACGCTGGATGCGTCCACTACGGTGTACACAACCACGGGCGAAACTGCCGGAACGGGCTATACGGCCGGAGGCAACACGCTGACCATCAGTGTGACCCCTGTTGCAGCAAACAACAGCGCCGGGATGCCTACGTCTTATTGGTCTTTTGCCAACACGTCGTGGACCGGGGCATCCTTTACGGCCCGTGGGGCGTTGATTTACAACGCAACCGAAGGCAACAAGTCTGTTGCAGTGTTGGACTTCGGGTCTGACAAAACGGTCAGCGACACCACGTTTCAAATTGTTTTCCCAACTCCCGATGCCAACAGCGCAATCGTGCGCATTTCGTAAGGACCCATCATGACTACAGACCGCATCAATGCCGCCGACAAGGTGGAAGCTGCTTGCAGCTACAACACACAACCTGCTGACCAGATGAGCATTCAAGGCTCGTACCATGCCGTCTGCTACGACGCGCAGGGCAACGTCAAGTGGGAAGACGACATCAAGAACTTGGTCACAACCGTGGGCAAGAACCTGACGCTGGACACCATTCTTGGCAACTCCGCTGCTGGCGCTGTTGTGATGGGCCTCAAAGGCACTGGCACAGCCGTGGTAGCCGACACACAGTCTTCTCACGCAAGCTGGTTGGAAGTGGGTTTGGCCAACGCCCCCACATACTCTGGTAACCGCAAGACCCCAACATTCGGCGCGGCTGCGGCAGGCGTTAAGGCCACATCTTCGGCTTCCACCTTCTCGATCACATCGACGGGCACGGTCGCTGGCTGCTTCATCAACATCGGCGGCAGCGCAACAATCGACAACACCACAGGCACACTGTTCTCGGCTGGCGACTTCTCCAGCTCCAAAGCGGTTGTAAACGGTGATTCGATTGCTGTCAGCTACTCTGCAACATTGACCTAATCATGGCCGGACGTGCTTGGGGCGTAGGAGCTTGGGGCGCTGGTGGCTGGGGCGGCATTACCGCTTTCAGCGACAGCGTGGACGAGTCCGTCTCAATCACGGAAGAGCAAACGAGCGCTACAACTTTTGCGCTGTCTGTTACAGAGAACCTTGTAGCCCAAACCGGTTGGGGCGTTGGCGCGTGGGGCAGCAGTGCTTGGGGCGGATACAACACCATTTCGGACGCGCAGACGGTTGCGCTGACAATGAATGTCGCGGTGTCGGAGACGGCCGAGCTTGCAGAAGCGCAGACGGCCTTGACGACGTACACTGCGGCTGTTTCGGATACGGCGGCGCTGACCGAAACACAGGCGATAGAGGCGACGTTTGCTTTTGTTGTGTCGGAAAGTGCGGCGATCACGGAAGATCAGACGCTTGCTGCTACGTTTGCGTTCAGCGTTAACGAGTCCGTAGCTACCAGCACAGAAGAGATTGTTGGCACGGCGTTCAACGAAACAGTTGACGACAGCGTAGCGATTAGTGCGGATGAGGCTGCGGCCACGACGTACAACAGTCTGTCGGTGTCTGAGTCTGCGGAGCTTGCAGCGACACAAGAAGCGGCGGTGGCGTTTGTTGCCTCGATCAACGAGTTGGCAGAGCTGACGGCACAGGAGTTTGCGGGTACGTCGTACAACGTGAGCAGGCAGGAGACGGCCATAATCACGGAAACACAGACGGGCCGCTTCTTTTGGGAGCCAGTGGATGACACGCAAGACGCTAACTGGCAAAATATCACAAATCCGCAATCCGCTGCTTGGACGGCGGTTGCTACTCAGGAGTCATAAATGACAACAGGAAATACCACACTGCTCGGACTGGCGCTGCCGGTTGAAGGCGAACTCGACGGCACATGGGGCGATGTTGTCAACGACTCGATCACCTCGCTGGTGGACTCCGCTGTGGCGGGGACGACAACACTGAGCACAGACGCAGACGTCACGCTGACCACCACGGTCCTTGCGGCAAACCAAGCGCGTCAGGCGGTGCTTCTGTGGACGGCCAGTAACGGAGCAACCACACGCAACATCACCGCCCCCGCTCAAAGCAAGCCGTACATCGTCATCAACGCGGGCACAGGCTCCGTTGTTCTGCGCGGCGCAGGCCCTACGACGGGCGTGACAGTCGTGTCTGGCGAGAAATGCTTGGCCGCATGGAACGGCTCGGACTTTGTGAAGATCGCTACCAGCGCCACTGCCACGGGCACAGTTACCGCTGTCTCTGTTGCTTCCGCCAACGGTTTTGCAGGCTCCAGTTCCGGCGGCGCAACTCCTGCGCTGACGTTGTCTACGTCGATTACCGGCGTTTTGAAGGGTAACGGCACTGCTTTGTCTGCTGCCACTGCCGGTACAGACTACTTGGCTCCCCCAAGCGGAACGGCGCTGCTCAAAGCAAACTCCGGCGGAGCACTGGCAAACGCCACGGCGGGCACAGACTACGTGACGCCAACCGGCGCAGAGACCATGACCAACAAGACCGTTGAGGCGGGCACGTTCACCAACGGGTACACCGAAGAAGTCGCTACTGCCAACACCAGCACGGCCTACACCATTGATTTGGCCAACGGCTCTGTGCAGTACCTAACGCTGACGGGCAACTGCACCTACACCTTCCCAACCCCTGTGGCTGGCAAGTCGTTCACGCTGATTCAAAAGCAAGACGGCACAGGTGGCCGCACGGTGACTTGGCCTGCGTCTGTTGACTGGCCCGGAGCAACTGCACCAACATTGACCAGCACAGCATCAAAAGCGGACAAGTTTGTTTTTACAGCCATCGACGGCTCCAACTGGCTTGGAAGTGTTGCTGGTCAGAATTACACAGTTTGAGGTGAGCAATGTTTTCATCAAATACAACAGGAGATACTGAAGTGCCAAGAGGTGAATCAACTTATGCAATTCCGGGAACCTTTACATGGGTTTGTCCGGCTGGTGTGACTTCTGTCAGCGTTGTTTGCGTTGGAGGCGGCGGAGGAAGTGCAAGCGATACATCGAACGTAGCTCCGGGTGGCGGTGGCGGTGGCGGCGCACTTGCTTACGTAAACAATATTTCGGTTACCCCCGGAACCTCATACAACGTTGTTGTTGGGAAAGGCGGGATTATTGGTCGAGCTAATAGTGTTGGCCAAGCAGGGGGAGACTCTTATTTTGCGGGCGGAACTGTCTACGCTGGCGGCGGACAGGGCGGAGCGGACTATACCTACCTAGGTGGAGCTGGCGGGGCTGGCGGCACTGTCTCGGCAGGCTCCGGTGGGGCTGGTGGTCGCGGAGGAAACTCGGACTCGCTGTATGCAGGTGGCGGCGGGGGCGCTGGAGGCTATGCTGGCGCTGGCGGTCGTGGTGGTGACACTAACGCCAGCTCTGTCGCAGGCTCGGGAGGTGGTGCAAGTGGTGGAGGTGGAGCCACTTCAAGCGGCACGTACAACTACAGCTCTGGAGGTGGTGGTGGCGTTGGTTTGTTGGGGCAAGGCTCTAGCGGCGCTTCTGCATCCGCAGGTGTCGGCGGAAACGGCGGCTCAGGCGGTGCTAGTGGCACTAACGGTGGAGCGTCCACTGGCGGCGCTGGCACTGTGCGGGTTGGCGGCAATCCGGGGTTGTTTGGCGGAGGCGGTGCAACTTCTCTTGCGTCGTCGTCCGGCACCGTTATTCCTACTTCAACCCCCGGCGCATCCGGCGCAGTTCGTATTGTTTGGCCCGGTGCAACTCGCACATTCCCATCCACTGACGTTGGCACACCATAAGGAAAAATCATGCTTGCAAAAATTGAAAATGGTGTGGTGACACAGTGGCCCTTGGGCGAACACTTCATCCAGACCGCAAACCCAAACACCTCGTTCTCTTTCCCGCTAAGCGATGAAACCATTGCAGCTTTTGGGTTTGCGAGGTTTGACTACTCCGATCCGGCACCGTATGACGCGGAGTTTCAAGAGCCCCGCGAGATAACGCCCGTGCTGAACGGTGTTGTGGCAACTCAGGCTTGGGAGATCGTTGAAAAATACAGCGCCGAAGAAAAAGCTGCCTATATTGCTCAACGTGACGCTGACCGCTTAACTTCTGAAACTGCTTCTGTCAGGGCGCAGCGTAATGCCAAGCTTTCGGAATCCGACTGGACTCAGGTTGCTGACGCCCCTGTGGATCAAGCTGCTTGGGCTACGTACCGCCAAGCGCTGCGCGATGTAACGGGCCAAGCAGGATTCCCTTGGACGATTGACTGGCCGGTGGCTCCCTGACCATGAGAGATTGGGCCGTTAGCTTTATCGCTGCGGCCCTGCTTATTGGGCTTGTGCTTTGGTGCGTCCGTGTTTTAATCCCGTTGTTCAGGGCGTTGTATGTTGGTTGAGTTGGCGGCTTGCAACGCCGCATTTTCTGTAATCAAGCAGGCTCTGGCCAACGGCAAGGAGCTATCCGCGCTCGGCTCCAAGGTCTTCGATTACTTTGACAACAAGTCGAGAATCCAAGAGAAGGCCACCCAAAAAGGTGGCGGCTCAGACCTTGAAGAGTTCATGGCGCTGGAACAACTCCGGCAGCAAGAGGAGCACCTGCGCGAGTCCATGGTCTACGCGGGCCGCGCAGGCATGTGGGATGACTGGCAAAAGTTCCAAGCTGCCGCTGCGCGTAAGCGCAGAGAGGCCAAAGAAGCAGCCGCCCGCGCCATCATTAACCGCAAGAAAAGAGCCGAACAGCTTGTTGAGTATTTTGCTATCGGCCTCGCTGGGTTGATTTTGACCGCCCTGATTATTTACGGCATCGTGCTGTACGTCAGGTATCTGCGATGAGTGAGAAGCCCGCGTCCACAATTGACAAGGTGCTGGCCTATGTGGACAGCCCTTTCAAGCTGTTTGCCCTCCTTGTGATGGGCATTGTGGCGTTCGTGGGGTATTTCCTGTGGCAGAACCAAGAGTTCATGCGCGACGCCTACCGCGAATCAAAGAAGCTGCCTGAGATCAACACCAGTCGGGTCGATGAGACTTCGGCCATGCTGTTCAAGAAGACGGGCGCGGCAACGGTGGCGGTGTTCAAAGTCAACCCGCTGTTCAACAGTCGCGTGCTCTACAAGGCGTACACCAAGGATGGCCGGGATAAGAGCATTGAGGACATCGACGTCGGGCTGTTCAGCCAGAACTCTGGCAACAACAACGACGTGATTGCCTTGATGACCAATCAAATCCCATGCAGCGAGTACCGCTACGCCCAGTCCGAGGTTGGCTTGTGGTACATCGAGAAGGGCGTGGGGTACACCTGCCGCGTCAGCGTACCGCCGGACAGTCACCGCTTCGTTGGCCAGATCACGGTGGGCTGGCCGCAGCAGCCCGAAAGTCTCGAACAAGTAAAATTCATGCTGGAAATTGCCAGCGCCATGCTAACCAAAAGGGGAAATTGATGCTCTCACTGTTTTCAACTCTTGGAGGTCTGCTGATCTCCGGTCTGCCGAAGCTGCTGGAATACTTTCAGAACAAGGCCGACCAGAAACACGAACTGGCGTTGGCTCAAGTTCAGACCGAGCGTGAACTTGCACTGGCTGCTGCTGGTTTTGCAGCTCAGGCCAAGATCGAGGAAATCCGCACGGAGCAGGTCTCGATGCAGACGGATGCTCAGATGACTGAGGCAGCACTGGCCCATGACGCCAAGGTTCTGGAGAAAGCTGCCTCTTGGGTGTCCAGCTACGTGGGCACCGTTCGCCCGACAGTGACCTACATCTTCGTGACTGAGCTGGTTGCCATCAATGCCTTCATGGCGTTTTACCTGTGGCAGCGCCCCGAACTGATCCAGAGTATCGACGATGTGATCCGCTACTCAGACGTCATCTTCAGCTCTGACGAGATGGCCATGCTCGGCGGTATTATCGGATTCTGGTTTGGCTCTCGCGGCTGGAACAAGAAATGAAACTGAGCAAAGCTGGCGCAGACCTGATGCACCGCTTTGAGGGGTGCAGGAACAAGCCGTACCTGTGCCCGGCTCACATCTGGACGATTGGCTACGGCCACGTCCTGTACCAAGATCAGATTCGCCTGCCAATGGTGCGCGTGGACGGAAAGCCAGCGCCCATGATTCGCAAAGAAATGCCACTGAAACCGGAGGATGCCCGTGTCTGGAGCAAGTCAGAAATTGAGGAACTATTCGCGGCTGACATCGCAAATTTTGAACGTGGTGTTCTTCGACTTGTTCCCGGCTGTGTTGGCCGTCAAGGCAGCTTTGACGCTCTGGTCAGCATATCCTTCAATTTTGGGCTAGGGAACCTCCAGCGCAGCACCATCCGCATGAAGGCCAACCGTGGCGACTGGGAAGGCGCAGCAGAGGCATTCAGGGCTTGGACAAAAGGTGGCGGTAAAGTCCTTCCGGGACTCGTCAAGCGTCGGGAAGCCGAGATTGCGCTGTTCCTGAGTTAATAGGACAATACCCCCATGCCACTACAAAAAATTCTGTTCAAGCCCGGAGTGAATCGGGAAAATACCCGCTACACCACCGAAGGCGGGTGGTACGACGGCGACAAAATCCGTTTCCGCCAAGGCACGCCCGAAGTTATTGGTGGCTGGCAGCGCATTTCGGCCAGCACGTTCATTGGTGTGTGCCGCTCTTTATGGAACTGGGTAACGCTGGGGGGCCTCAATCTGGTGGGCGTCGGCACAAACCTGAAGTTCTACATTGAAAAGGGCGGGGCATACAACGACATCACGCCAATTCGGGCCAGCAGCACAATCAACAACAACCCTTTTACGGCCACCCTCGGCTCCGCTGTTATTACCGTAACAGACACGGCGCACGGATGTGTGACAGGGGACTTTGTGACTTTTAGCGGGGCGGTCGGTTTGGGTGGCAACATTACTGCCACCGTGCTCAACCAAGAGTACCAAGTCACCGTTGTCAACAACGACATCTACACCGTAACTGTTGGCGCTACGGCCAACGCCACGGATGTCTCCGGTTCTCCCGGCGGCGGAGCTTCGGTTGTTGCCGCGTACCAGCTTAACGTCGGCCCGGCCACGTCCATCCCACTTACTGGCTGGGGCGCAGGTGTTTGGGGTGCAGGTGTTTGGGGTACAGGCGGCACTTCCAACTCGGTGATCCGGTTGTGGAACCAAGTCAACTACGGCGAAGACTTGCTCTTCGGCCCTCGCGGCGGCGGACTCTACTACTGGGACGCTACCAGTGGCGTGGCGTCTCGGGGCGTACTTCTGCGCGATCTTGGCGGAACTGCCACCATCACCATCGCTTCCCCCGCCGTTGTCACATCCACGATTTTGTACAACGAAGGCGCAGGCATTTCGTTCTCGACCACCGGGGCGTTGCCAACGGGCATCACTGCGGGTACTACGTATTTTGTGTACAACACCGTCGGGTTGACTTTCAATCTTCTCGATGCCGCGGGCAATATCGTTAATACGTCGGGCACACAATCGGGCGCGCAGACGATTACTCCGACCGATATTCCGCTGATGCAAAACTTCTTTACTGTGTCGGGTACGTCGCGGTTCATCATCGCCTACGGCGTAAACGACTACGGCAGCGCCGTGCAGGACCCGATGTTGATCCGCTGGTCGGCACAAGACGACCCCTACAACTGGACGCCTGACGCAACCAACCAAGCGGGGAGCATCCGCCTGTCGCACGGCTCTGAGATCATCACGGCCATCCAGACGCGGCAGGAAATCGTGACCTTCACGGACTCAGCGGTGTTCTCGTTGCAGTACCTCGGACCCCCCTCCGTATGGCAGACGCAATTGCTTGGCGACAACATCTCCATCATGAGCCCCAACGCAGTTGCACTGGCTTCTGGCGTGGTGTACTGGATGGGCGTGGACAAGTTCTACACGTACGACGGCCGGGTCCAAACACTCAACTGCGACGTACGCCGCTACGTGTTCAGCAACTTCAACCAGAGCCAGTCGGCGCAGGTGTTCGCGGGGACCAATGAGGGCTTCAACGAGGTTTGGTGGTTCTACTGTTCCGCAAACAGCACCGTGGTTGACAAGTATGTGATCTACAACTACCTTGAAAAAATCTGGTATTACGGCACGCTGGGCCGCACCGCATGGCTGGACTCCGGCTTGCGCGACTACCCGCTGGCGGCTACATACACCTACAACTTGGTGAACCATGAGCAGGGAGTTAACGACAACGAGACGGGCACGACCGCAGCGATTGCCGCTAACATTTCGTCGTCCGAGTTCGACATTCAAGACGGGCACCAGTTCGGGTTTGTTTGGCGTGTGCTGCCAGACTTGACCTTTGAGACCTCGTCCAACTCACCAACGGCGCAGCTGCCCACAGTCACTATGACGTTGTACGGCTTGTCCAACTCAGGTTCTGGGGTAACCAGCTCCGCTGGGGCACCAGTGGCCAAGAGTTCTACATACGTCATCACTGAAGAGTTCACGGGGCAGATTTACACCCGCATGCGCGGCCGACAGATGATCTTCAAGATCGAGTCCGACCAGATCAACACAACGTGGCAGATCGGCGCTCCGCGAATTGACATCCGCCCGGATGGGAGACGCTGATGGCTGAACTTAATGCAACACCCCCCAACCTCCCGCTGGCTCCGGACCAGTACGAGCGCCGGTATCAGGATCAACTGAACAACATTCTGCGGCTGTTTTTTAACCAGCTCAACAACCCCGGAGATGTGGGCGCAGCTACGTTGAACTTGAACCTGAACACGTTGCCGACAGACGCGGACGAAGCTACCCTGAGACTTGGCGACGTTTTTCGAGACACCACCACGGGCGCTACTGCTACAAGCCAAGCGCTTCGCATAAAGACTGCCCCGTGATAACATCCACCAACCCTATTTTTAAGAGGCAAATATGAGCCTTCACGCACTCGCGGGCCACATGTCCGCCAAAGGCCGTGGTCCCGACTCGATGTTGGTCCACATGTCGCCCCGAGAAGTCGCAAGCCTTCAAGCGCTTGCGGTGAAAAACGGCACGTCGCTGACAATCAACCCCGATACCGGGTTGCCTGAAGCACTGAAGCTCAAAGACATTCTGCCTGCTATTGCAGGCGTTGCGCTTGGCCCCGCCGGGTTTGGTTTGATGTCCGCCGGTATGGCCGGTTTGACCGTTGGCGGTATCACCACGCTGGCTACCGGCAGCTTGTCTCGCGGGCTCATGGCCGGTATGGGTGCGTACGGTGCTTCCGGTTTGGCCGAAGGCTTGATGGGGGCAGGGGCGGGGGCGGCGCAGGGAGCGGCAATGTCCGAACTCACGCAAGAACAGATTGCCCAACAAATGGCTGAAAAAGGCTTGAGTCAACAAGGTGTTTTAAACCAAGCCGCTGCGGACGCCACAAGTAAGTATGCCTCCAGCGGTTTTGGCGATCGCCTGACGCAAGGCGCGTCGGCTGCGATGAATAACCCAAAGGGTTTTGTGGAAGGCATGGGCGGCTACGGCAAACTTGCACAGTCAGGACTTGCAGCAATCTCCCCCATCATGGCGGATCAAGGCGTTCAAACAGCAACGCAGCGTCCTAGCACTCCGGCCAACATCCGCCGGTACAGTTTCGATCCGTACGGTGGAAAATACACTTCCCAAGGCCTGTACCCCGCAGAAAAAGACCAAGGCATGGCCCAAGGCGGCATCGTGGCGTTGGCTGGCGGAGGTTTTACAGACGCCCAAGTTGCCTCGTATATTCAAAACAACAATCTCAGCGGGCAAGCACTCAAAGACGCGGGGGATGTATTTGGTTTAAACGCAGATCAGCTGGGCCGCGCCCAAGCATTGCTTACCACTAAAGACCCGAGCATTCAGGCTGCAACCGACGCGTACAACGCTTCTGTGGCAGGGCGTCCTGATTTGGTAGCACAAAATCTTGGGTACTACAACCCTGCTGCACAAAGCGGCTCGGGCTGGGAAGACGTGGTTACCAACCGCTACATACAAGATCAGCCAAACGCAGGCTACGCACAGATTAACGCCGCTAGGCAAGGCTCCGGAATAACCAACGAAGATTTAGATCGTAGTTTTGACCGGTACGGCTACTCCGATGCGCTTTACAACGTGACCACTTCGCCGGACTGGAAAAATGAGCAGGGGTTGACCGGGTTTGCCGGGTTGTCGTCTAACATTAACGCTTATGTAAATAAGGCGAATGAGGTAAACATGACCCCCGCTGAAAAGCGGGCTCGGGCTTACGATGACATGCTAAATTCCGGCATGAACATGAAAGATGTTGTTCGCGCTACTGGCAAAACCATTGACGAACTGTTTCCGGACCGTAAGCCCGTTGTGCCAATCGCTACTGCAACAGACCTGCCCGGCGGCGTCAGTGGCGGCGGCAATACCTACGTCAACCCTAACGGTACGGTTACAACAGCGCCCGACATTCCCGGCCGACCAGAAGGCGGCTTCACAGGAATGGGGCAAGTGCGCGATGCGTACACACAGGGCGGCGGTAGTTTGGGGTACGTCAACGCCGCACCTAAAACAATTGACGAGTTCAACCAACGCTTTAACAAGCAGTCGGGCAGCTCACTGGCGGCGTACGAATACCTCATGGGCAAAGGCGCGTACCCAACCAACTCCAGCACGACTGAGATCATGAAGCCGTACAGTGAGTCAGCGCTGGGTATTGCGCCAGCAGAAGGTCGTCCAACACAAAAATACATCTACGACAACAACTCAAAGACATACAGGACAAACCCGGCTTTCATTCCTGTCACATACGACAGCGAAGGCAAACGCGTTGTGGGCGTGTCTGACAACCAAGTACTGGATGCGCTTACCAAAAAGGCAAGCGGAGGGGTGGTAGGGTACGCATTTGGCGGCACTGCGCAAGAATCCGTGGACGAAGCGCAGCAAAAGCTCAATGACTTTTTGATAAAAAACAACGTGTCGCATGAGAGGATTGCGGCAGTGTTGGGCATTTCAGTACCCGAGGCCAAAAAGCGCTACCCGCTAACTAGCCCAACTAAAGCGGCTACGTTTGACACAAACCAAATCTACGGCGTCGATGGCGGAGGCGGTGGTGCTGGCGGGTTTGGTGCTCCCGGAGGTGTAACCAGCGGTGTAGCCGATTCCAACTCCATGACCGGCGGTGCATTTGCGGCAGCTATGGATGCGCTTGGCTTGTCGCAAGACCCTAGTAGTGTGGGCGTAGTTTCCATGGGCGAGACTGGGTTTGCCGCTGATGCTGCCGCTGCCGCTGCTGCCGCCGATAACGGTCAAGCCGCAGAAGGGGGGAACACTGCCGCCGGTGTCGCCGCTGGTGCTGCTGATGCTGCTGGTTCCGGTGCTGGTACAGGTGATAGCGGTGGCGGTATTGGTGCCGGAGACGGTGGGGGCGGTATTGGTGCTGGTGAAGGCTTGGCCAGAGGTGGTCTCGGCGGTCTCGGCGCTTTGGCACGCGGCGGTGCAACCTCCCAGTACAACCTTGGCGGCTACTCTGATGGCGGTCGTTTGCTACGCGGTCCCGGTGATGGCGTGTCTGATAGCATCCCTGCGACAATCGGTAACCGTCAGCCTGCACGCCTTGCTGATGGCGAGTTTGTAGTCCCCGCCCGCATCGTGTCTGAGCTGGGTAACGGCTCGACTGAAGCAGGCGCACGCAAGCTATACGCCATGATGGACCGTGTCCAAAAAGCCCGTGGTAAAACCACTGGCAAAGGCCGCGTTGCTGCCAACACACGTTCTGACAAACACCTTCCCGCATAAGGAGCCACGACATGGCTGATCCAATCCAACAAAATGTATCGCAAACGTCGATCCCAGACTACGCTAAACCGTACGTCGAAACCCTGTTGGGGCAAACGCAGGCGTTGACAGACCTTGAGTACAACCCCTACATGCAGTACATGGGGGAGCGGCAAGCGCAGTTCACCCCGTTGCAGCAGCAGTCGTACGAAAACGCTGCGTTGATGCAGACGGCGCCTCAGTTGGCGGACGCCACTGCACTGGCCGGGCAGGCGGGCTTGGGCGCACTGAATGCCAGCTTTACGTACAACCCATACCAAGCGCAGTCGTTTACCGACAGCGGCAAAGCCGCCAGCTACATGTCGCCGTACATGCAGAACGTCGTGGATGTTCAGTCGCAGCAGGCGCGTCGTCAAGCTGACATCGCTGCGCAGACGCAGCAAGCCCAAGCCGCCCGTTCGGGTGCGTTTGGTGGCGCACGTGACTACATCTCCCGCTCTCAGGGAAACGCAGAACTCCAGCGCAATCTGGCCAATATCCAAGCCACGGGTTCGCAGAACGCGTACCAGCAAGGCATGCAGCAGTTCAACGCCGAACAAGGCGCAAACCAAGCAGCGGCCAACCTCAACGCACAGCAAGGCCAGTTTGGTGCAGGTCTGGGTCTGCAAGGTTTGCAAACAGCGCTCACCAGCGCCAACACCTTGGGCAACTTAGGTAACCAGCAGTACACCCAGAACATGGGCGCTACCACTCTGCAAAACCAGTTCGGTGCTCAGCAGCAACAGCAGACGCAGAACATCTTGAACAATCAGTACCAAGACTATCTGAACGCACAGAACTACCCATACAAGCAGTTGGGCTTTATGTCCGACATGCTGCGCGGCTTGCCGCTGACTCAACAGTCTTCGACAATCTATCAGGCGGCACCCTCAACGGGTGCGCAGCTCATCGGCGCAGGCACTGCACTGGCCGGTGCGTCCAAACTGTTTGCAAAAGGCGGCGCTGTGAACTCTCGACCAGCAGGTCTGGCCGACTTGGCTCTTTCTCGGATGGCGTAAGGATAAATCATGGCAATCGACCAACGCGACGTCAGCTCTACCCTGCGGTTCATGGATGACCGCGCATTGCAGCAGTACGCTGCAATGCACAAGAACGACCCCTACATCTTCCCACTGGCTTTCCAAGAAAGCCAGAACCGTCAGAAGCTGCGCATGCAACAACAAGCGCAAGCAGGTGCGCAGCCCCAGCCAAAAGTAGCCGACCAAGCGTTGGCCCAGATGGCTCCCCCACAGCCGCAACCAGTGCCAGAAGCACAAGGTATTGGCGCTTTGGCCGCTCCCAATATGCAGCAGATGGCTGATGGCGGTATTGCCGGGTATGACGACGATGCCAATTTTGCTGCACGCAGCGAGCCCGTTGTGATGATGGCTGACGGCGGTGTTGCCCGCTACAACGGAGCGCAGGGGTCTGCTGTTAACCCAGAACTGGCCAGTTTGATGGATGCCCGTCAACGCTACATTCTTGCAGGCTCAGACACGTCAGGCATCGACCAAGCAATCTCTACGTTGCAAGCACAGATGGCTGCGCCCCAGTCACAAGCCAGCTATTCCAACGAAGGCCGAAACGCTCCGACGCCTGCCCCGCAAGCCAGTTACTCTAATGAAGGCCGTCGCGTTGCCGCGCCTGCTGTATCAAGTGTAAAAACGGACGGAGCCGCGCCCAGTGCCGATACTGGTCGCCGCCCTCCTACAGATGTGAGCGCTTCCGCAAAGCTACCAAGCATGTCGGACCTGACTGCACTGCGTCAGCAAATCTCGGACAAGCAAGACTACAAAGACCCCGCAGCTTCTGGCCTGTTGGAGCTGGAAGCACGCGAGCGTGCAAACGCTGCCGCTGAAAAACAAGCCATCGTAAGCGATGCCGAGAAGTTCAAAGACGCCTACAAGGGGCGTGAAGGACGACTGGCCGAGCGTGAGGCAGACATCGGCAAACAGAAAGACCAGAACACAGGGCTTGCTCTTCTCAACGCAGGTCTGGCCATCATGTCCACTCCGGGCGGTTTGGCTACGGCCATCGGTAAGGGTGCACAGGTAGGCACGGCGCAGTTTGCCGCTGGTCTGGACAAGATTCGTTCCGCTCAAGAGCGTTTGGGTGAAGCCCGCGATAAGCTGGACGACATGAAGCTCAACCGCGAAGAGAACACTGCCAAGGAAATCCGTGCAGCCGAGCGTAACTACCGCGACGTGGCGGTCAATGCGCAGAAGCGCACGATTGACGGCATCCGTATGGCGGCTGACGTCAACGAGAAACGTGCTTCGGACATCTACAGCAAGACTGTGGACATGACCAAAACGATGTACGAGCAGGGCGAAGCAAACAAGCGTTCTGCGGCCGGAAACCGGAACAACCAACTGGAAATGCTGCAAGCCTTGCAAGCGGACCCTAAGTTGATGGCAACCTACCGCACAATGCAGGGCAAGAACGAAGACGTGATGGGTCAGTACAACGACTACTTGAAAGCCAACCCTGCGCTGGCCCTTGACCCCAAGCAAGCCTTCACGCAGTTCTTGATGACCAAGTCGGCATTCCAACAACTGGGCACCCCCACGGTAACGGATACGCCGACAGGAAAAGTGCGTAACTAAAACGCCCGCCTTGTCGTAAAATCTACGGTACGCGCCCACCGTTAAGGGCGCACCACAATTCGGAATACTTGCCATGGCCAAATACCTGACCCTACCTGACGGTTCTTCGTTTCAGATGAAGGAGGGGCAGACTCCCGCCGCAGCCATGCAAGAAGCGGTACAGCGCTTCCCCGAAGCGTTTGGTTTTGGCGAAGACAAACCAACGCAAGACACCACTGGTTTCAAAGCTGCCGCAGCCGCAGGCTTTGAGCGCCTCAAAGGCGAGACGGCGCTGACTGCCGGTAAGTTGGGCCTGATGGACACCGCAAAAGCGGAGCAGTACCAGAAGGAAAAAGAAGCCGCAGCGCAAGCCCGCTTCACGCCCACAGAAGACGGCTGGACCGAATCTCCTCTCCAGAAACTGAAAGAAACTGCTGGCGGCTCTTTGCCGTACATGCTGGCTCCTGTTGCAGCAGGCGCTGCTGCTTTGGCCGCTCCAGTATCCGCCCCGGTTGCTGCGGGCTTGGGTTTGGTAGGCGCAGGACTGGCGTCCACCGGGCAGTTCACGGGCTCCAACTTGGCCCGTCAGATGGACACCGGCAAGTCTCTTGAACAGACAAGTCTGGGCTCTGCCGTAGGCGCAGCCGTTCCTCAAGCGCTGATCGACACCGCTGCCATGGCCCTGCTGCCCGGCGTGGGCAAACTGTTCGGTTCTGTGGGCTCCAAGCTGACAACCGAGCAAGCCAAAGCGATTGCTTCCCAGACTCTGGGCAGAACAGTTGCCGACTACGCAGCCAAGACAGGTACGGCCATGGGCCGTGAGGGCGTTACCGAAGCCGCGCAACAACTGCTGGAGCGCGTACAGGCAGGTCTTGCCATCGCAGACCCTGAAGCCCGCAAAGAGTACATCGACAGCTTCATCGGCGGAGCCGCCCTTGCAGGCGTAGGCGCACCAGTTGGCCGCGCCATTGAACGCAGCGGCGCAAAGTCTCAAGCAGCGGAAGCGGATCGTGCCGATCAAGCCAAAGCAGCAGCCGAGGCCGAAGCTGCCAAGAATCAGCCAGACGCCCTGCGCCAGCTAAGCAGCGATTTCAGCGCAGCGGATCAACAGCTTCAAGCCATCAACGCCAAGCTGGCAGAGATCAAACCCGGTAAGGGCGCGACAGCCGAGCAAAAGCAAGCGTATGAAGCGCTTAAAGCGGAGCGTGCTGAGCTGCTGACCACCTACAAACCACTGCGCCAAGAGTACGCGAAGCGCAAGAGCGCTATCGACCAGTTGGACGCAGACCGCCAGACAGCTTTGGAAGTCGAAACTGCGGCCGGGCAAGAAGCTGCCAAGGAAGCTGTGCCTGCCGAAGAGCCCCAGCTCGACGTGCAAAAGCTCATGTTGGAGCAAGACACACTGCGCAACCAGATTGCAGGCATTGAGGAACAGTTGGCCCAAGCTGCGCCAGAACAGTTTGACGCATTGAATGCCCAGCGCCAAGACTTGCAGCGCCGCATTGATGCCCGAGCTACGCTGATTGAAGAGCGTGGCGGTTCTCCGTTGGCGCGAGCGGAGTTTGAGCAAGCCACATCCGCCAAGATGCAGGCGATCGACACTCGTCTGGACAAGCTCAACGCCACCTACACCGCCGCACTTAGCAATAAAGACTACGACGCTGCGGCAAAAGCCAAGGACGAGTTGCTGACCCTGCGCCAAGAGCGTAACGACCTGACTACCAAAACAGCGCAGCAGATGCAGGCGCTGCAAGAGAAGCAGGCAGGGCTGGCGCAGCGCGGCCAGACACGTGACTTGTTTACGGAAGCTCCGGCTGCACCCACCGCCGCTGCGGACGAGCAGCTCAAGCAGCAGACACTGGAAGAAGAAAAACAACGTGCGTTGTACGGCCCGGAGTCAAAGAAGGCGTCGGCCGAGCAAGCGTTTGGCGAAACCGAAATCGGTCCTCGCGGTCAGTTGGAGCCCCTCACCCAGATGACGGAGCCGACTGCGCAGACCGGTATCAAGCCAAAGCAGTTGGCGCTGGTGGAGGAGACAACCGAGAAAGTATCCGCTGCACAAACAGCACTGGAAGACGCCGCCAAGACCAAAGACACGCAAGCAATTTACGCTGCCGCCGATGCACTCAACCAAGCCAAGAGCGAAGGCTCCCGTGCGCAAGATGAAGTGGGTCGTGGAATGTTCCGCCCCGTTGTGTTGGATTTGTTCAGCCCCGCCAACATCATCAACACGGCGATTCAAAGCGGCGACACCAAGCTCATCAACGACATCGCAACCCATGCCGATACTACGGCGCTGCGCACATCGTTGGATGAGAAGCTGAGCGAACGGGAAAGACTCGCCCGGTTGCTGGACACTCGCTTGGACTTGGGCGGTGAAGAGAAGGCCGCAACAGGCGAGAAGCTGAAGAGCGTCAAGCGCGAACGCGCTGATCTGTTCTCACAACTCTACGACGCCCGGCAGCAGGCGCTGTTTAAGAACGGCACGTACCCCGACCGTGAATTGCAGGCACTGTACGACCAAGGCGGTCCTGCCGCAGTTGAGTACGAGCGCGTCATGCAGGACGTTGAGGAACTATCCAAAAAGGTCACGACCAAGCAAGGCAACGCCAAGAAGTCTTTGTATGAACAGCTCGTTGACTTAGCTGCGCAGCACAGCGCACTTGTGGCGCAGATGGAGTCCGGTGTTGCTACACCAAACCTGCGCGAGAAGACGGCCGCACTGCAAGCCAAGACCGGCAAGGGTAAAACCCCGGCCGAGCGTCAGATGGACGCCGCCGAGAAGTACCAGCTTCAGCGCAAGATGGATGCGCTGGTCAACAAGTACAAAATGGTTGAGGGTCAGGTTGCCCCCATTCGTGACCAGATCACGAAGTTGTACAGCAGCTTGTACAAGACTACTCCGCTTGAGAAAGCCAGCACGATTGCTGAACGAAAAGAAAACGAGTCCGATGCGCAAGCCCGTGGCCCAAAGGCAGTCTCGCGCACAGCCAAGACTGCCGCACGTATTGCCAAGGGTGACGTGCGCAAAGAAGCCGAGACCTCCCAGAAGCTGCGCGATCTGGCGCGTGACTTGGGCATGGAAGAAGCCGAGTACAAAAAACTCAACGACAACTTGACGAAGCGGTTTGCTGCGTTGAAAGAGAAGTATGGCAAGTTTGACCCTGCGGTGACTTCTTTTCAGATCAACATGGTCGACCAGTTGAACGAGAAGGCAATTGCGCTGGGCAAGGCCACGCCGGAGTACAAGGCAACGCTGAAAGAGCAGGTCGAGTACTTCAAAGAAGTGCTGCCAACCGCAGGCAAACAAACGCTTTCTACCAAGCGCACCGGCCAAGTCACGCGCAAGCAGAATGCTGCGCCAAGCCGTCTGGTGTCCTCCTCGCCTGAGAGCCGCGCACAGACTGACATTGAAGACCGGGCCGTGCGCATCAAGCGCGGCTCACTCAAGGACTTCCAAGAAGCGCTGGACTCCGAGAAGTACGGCACTGCCTACCGTTTTAAAGAAGGCGAAGCCGACACCGTGGTTGATGCTGCGGAAGCCCAGAAGATGGTGGACGGCCTTGACCTGCCAGCCAACGTCAAGTTTGTGTACGCCCCCACATCGCGGCAAGTACCCGTGCGCTTGCTCAAATTGATGGCCAACGACGGCGTCGATGTTGTGGATGGCATGGTGCGCGGCGCAGTGTTCCCTGACGGCACGGTGTTGGTTATCGGTGACCAGCACGCCAACGTCAAAGACTTGGAAGAGACGATTGCCCACGAGCTGATCGGCCACTACGGTGTGGACACCATCATCGGGCTTGAGCGCCTGAATGCTTTTGCCAAGAAGACCGACGTGATTGAACTGGCTGAGCAGCTTGGCGGTAAAGCCTTGGTTGCGGACGTCATGAACACCGTGCGGGCCAATGCCGACATGGGCCGCAGTGAAGAAGTGCAAAAGCTGCAAGCTCTGCGCGAGATCATTGCGCACACTGAAGAGGCCCGCATCACGGAAGCCTTCAAACAGAAAGCCGGTCGTTGGCTCAAGGAGCTGGTCGGTATGGTTCGCGCAGGTCTGCGCAGCATGGGGTTCAAGAGCTTGCCCGAGCTGTCTACGTCTGACGTGTTCTACATGCTCAAGCAGTCGCGCAAAGCGTTTGCCAACAAGACTATCGGGCCTTACAAAGCAGTCGATGGCGGCGTTGCTTTCCGTGTGCGCAACCAGCCACAGCCCTACAAAACTGTCGGCGGTCAGCCCAGCGCAGTCAACAACTTCTTGGGCAACGTGATGGGCCTTGCAGGCCGCGTGCAGTTCATCGACCAGTACGCAGCTTTGGATGCCGCTACTAAGAAGGGTTTGAGCGCCGGAGTCATCAGCAGCTTAGAAGCCACAAACGTCAACTACCTGCTGCGCTTTGGCCAGCAGCGCAGCCAGTTTGCTGGCCAGTTCCTGACCAACGGCCCCGTCAAGGCGGAGATTACGCGCAAGGACGGCGGCACTGAGACGCTGTACCGCAGCACCAAAGGCACGTCCATGCTGGATGTGGCAGCTGCTTTGAACAAGGCCAAGATCGGAAATGACACCGAGCAAGAAGCCATGTTCACGCTGTACATGGCGGGCAAACGTGCCGCGCAAGTGGGCTGGGACAAACTGAACGTCACGAACGCCGCTGAGTCCAAGGCCGAATACAACGACGTGATGGCGCGTCTGGATGCCAACCCGCAGGCCAAGCAAGCGTTTGAGGACGCAGCCAAGCTGTACAAAGAGTACAACGCAGGCTTGATGGACTTCCTCGTCGATACGGGCGCACTGCCCGCCAAGAAAGCTGCTGAACTGAAGGCCATCGACTACGTGCCGTTCTACCGCATCAACGCCAACGGCGAAGTGCAACTGATGGTGGACAAAGAGCGCCCTGTGCGCATCGCCAACATCAAGGATCAGCCGCAGCTCAAGGAGCTGGTCGGCGGCAATGACGCCATCATGCCGATCTTCACCAGTTCGGCGCAGAACACGTTCATGATTGCTGGCATGGGCTTGCGCAACCAAGCGGTGAAGGAGACCTCCTTCATGCTGCAAAAGCTCGGCATCGCCAGCCGCGTAGCGTCCGGCAAAGGCCCACAAGGCGACAACGTCGTGCGCTTCTTCAAGAACGGTGAGCCGTACTACGCACTGATCGACACTGACGCTTACGGCGTGCCAGCAGAACTCATCGTGCGCGGCATGGATGGTATCAAGACCACGCTGCCTGCGGTCATCAAACTGCTCGGCATTCCGGCCAACATCTTGCGCTCATTCGTTGTGCGCAACCCCACCTACGCCGTGCGTCAGATCATCCGCGATCCGCTGAACGCTTGGATGACAACCGGCACTGACGCCGTGCCTGTGCTCTCGTCCATGAAAGAGCTGGCCAGCATGGTCGCTGGGCGCAGTGACGCTGAGAAGAAGCTCATGGAGACAGGCGCGATCAGCAGCAACGTCTACAGCGGCGATGAGCAAGACATGGCCAAGTTCTTGAAGGACTTGTCGGCCGGTAAGACGGGCTGGGACAAAGCGCTGTCTGCGCTGGACACATTCGCCCTCCAAGGCGATGCGGCTACCCGCGCCGTGATCTACAAGGACTCGCTGGCCAAGGGCATGACGGAGCAGGAAGCTCTGCTGCGCACACTGGAGTCGATGAACTTCAGCCGCCGCGGTGTGTCCCCCAGCATGCAGGCGCTGTCCACCCTCATCCCGTTCTTCAACGCACAGGTACAGGGTCTGGACGTGATCTATCGCGCCATGAAAGGCGACATGCCTTTCAGCCAGCAACTCGACATCCGGGGCAAGATGGTGCGCCGTGGTTTGATGCTGGCCGCAGGCACGATTGCCTACGCCGCCATGATGGAGGACGATGAGGCATACCAACGCGCCAAACCTGAAGAGCGCCTTGCCAACTGGTTCGTGTACTTGCCCGGTGTTGACGAGCCTGTGCGTGTACCAATCCCGTTTGAAATGGGCTTCTTGTTCAAGGCGCTGCCTGAAGCGGTGTACGCCATGGCCATGCAAGACGGCAAAGCTGACGCTGCACTGAGTGGATTGTCCAAGCTGGCTATGCAGACTGTGCCTTTGACCCTGCCGCAAGCGGTCAAGCCGATCACTGAGGCGATACTGGGCAAGTCGTTCTACAGCGGCGACATCGAATCTACACGCGAGAAAGACGTGTTGGCCACTGAGCGCTACCGAGACTCCACCACGGAGTTGGCCAAGACGATTGGCGCAGTAACTGGAAAAGCGGGCGTCAGCCCGATCATGCTGGACTACTTGATGCGCGGGTATACCGGCGGTCTGGGGATTGCGCTTGTGCAGCTCGCCAACCCGTTGCTGGCTTCCAGCGATAAGGCAGAAGTCGCACAGCCAACAACCAAGATCAGCAAGCAACCTTTCATCGGCGGGCTGTTCCAACCTGTTGAGGGCCGGGGTACGTTGGACGAAGCCTACGACCGCATGAAAGAAATTCAGCAGGTCAAGGGCACGTTCAACGACATGGTTGCCAAAGGCCAGAGAGCAGAAGCTATGGCGTTTGCACAGGAGTACTCTGACAAACTGTCGGCGGCTTCGATCTCCGGCAGCGTGCAAAAGCAGTTGGGCGAGTTGGCCAAGCTGGAGCGCCAGATCAAGAGCAGCCCAAGCCTGACCACTGAGCAGAAAGATGCGCGTCTGGCGCAGCTCGACAAGCTCAAGACAGCGACAGCCCGGCAGTTCCTTGGCGTGACCGCTCAGCGATAAAACCACACCCCGCTCAGTCCCTTGTGGACGGCGGGGTAGGCTTTAGCGTCAAAGATGCGGCATCGTAGCGCTTCACTGAGACCTAGCTTGCGCACTTTCTCGGAGTTGAGGCAGGGGACGAAAAACCCCTGCCCCCGCTCAACCCGCACCCAAGGGAATGCTCTGGAGTACTGAGTCATCGAGTGTGCTCATGTTCGCGCTCAGGCGCAGTGTTGCCACACGCATCGGAGGTCCGTCCGTCTTGGCCAGCATGTCCTTCTTGGGGACTTGCTGCACGATGAACGACTGCGCAATGTCCTGTTTGAACGTGGCGTAGCTGAAGCTCATGTTGGAGCAGTACGCACGCAGCAGGCGCTCCTCGATGTAGAAGTCGATGTAACCCGGATTGACGCCATGCTCGACCCGGCCCATGATCTCTTGCCGTGTGGTGGTCTTGCCCACACTCGTGCCGTCACCGAACATCGCAGCAGGGCCAGCCTTCTCGCCGTACTTGACGATGACGAACTTGCCTTGGAACTCTTGCGTGAACGCGTTGAGCACATCTTCTGCTGTGCGCTTGCCGCCCTTGATAGCTTGACGCTGGTGGTCGATCTGGCGACGGTAGGATTCGATGATCTCCTGCAAGGGGATGTTGACGATACCTGCGTGCTTGTCGCTCAAAAGCAAACCTGCCGCAACGATTGCGCCCACACCCGCCATCCAGTACCGCTCGTCGTTGGGGGCCTTGTACTCGGTGTACATGCGGCGCACACACTCAGGCACCAGTTCACGCAACATGCTGGCGTTGTCCACCAGATACTGCGCCAAGATTTCGCCTGCTACAGCGAAGTTGAACGGCAGCGTCTTGATGATCTCGATCTCCTCTTGGGACCACTCCAACTTCACGTCCATGTTGAACTCGATCATGCGGCGCAGCTCACCCTCGGAGGAGTGCTTGCGCTCACCTGTCATGTAGTCAACGGCAGGGCGGTTGGAGGACATCAGCGCCAGCGTGGCCCATGTTGACAGGTTCAGCCGTTCTTTGTTGGTGCCCGACTCCATACGCTCTTTGCCGCGACCTTCGCTCATACTGAACAAGAAAGCAGGGAACCACTCGAAGTCCTTGCGGTTGTTGGTTGTGATCTCGTCCGTGATGAGCGGCAAGCTGCGCAGGTGGCCAAGGCGTTGCTGCATGGCAACAGGCGATGTGCCCGAGCCTGTGCGGTAGTGGATGGGATGGCCCCAGATGGATGCTGCTGCGTCCAGTGACAACGACTTACCAGTGCCTGACTCAGTGGACGCTACGTGGACTGTCATGCCCAGCAGGCCCGTGAACTTCATCAAGGGGGCGGCAGCACCGGCCAGCACAACGGCCAACTGATCCCACATCTTGCGCCGCACCATCATGTTGATGACGTTTCTCCACGCATCGAGTGTGCCCGTGGGCTTGGTGCTGTTCACAATGTTTTGCAGCTCCGTCATCGGAACCATGACGGGCTGGCGATTGGCGCTGTACACGCGGCTTGCAAACACAAACGTACCGTCGTCTTGCCAGCCGTAGCTTGGCGGCATGTTGATCGGGGACCGTTCCACGCTGATCTTCTCAACGCTGGCGCGGACGTAGTCGTAGAAGTTCTTGTCGTTGCCGGAGCCAAATGCTGCCATGACGTTCTGGTTGGCCAAGTGCTTGATCGTCTCGTCCTTGCTGGCCAGACATTTCTGCGGCACCAGTACGTTGTGAAGTTGCTTGTTCTTGATGACGCAGAAGTGCACTTCGTGACTACCGTTGTTGTTCAGCACGTCCACCGGGAAAATAGTGTTGGAGCAAAGCAACAGTTGCTTCGTCACCTTGTGACCGTCCGTGTCTTCCTCGATGCGCTCCAAGAACACGCCGCCCCTTGCGCCAAAGGCATAACCCCGTGGTGGCTCAGGCTGGGCAATCAGTACCGTGTCGGCCTCAGTATCGGCATCGGGCGCTGCACTGCTTTCAACCTCGACCATAGTCTCGTCAGTGGTCACGGCCATCTCTCGGCCCCACAGCAGTGGGTTGGTGATCTTGCCCCAGTGGGAGCAGCCACGGCACACGCCGGGATTCATGTCGTCCATCGCTGCGCATGAGTACGGGCCTTTGATCTCGGCCAGCTTCTGGTGCATGCGCTCGTGCGGGTATGGGTGCAGGTCGCTCAGCCATTCCGAAGCCTTCGTACCGTCTGCGCAGACCTTGGCCCAACTGAGTACCCCTCGCCAGATCGGCTCCATGCCGTCATCGCTTGCGTTCTCCACGTAGTTCTGGAGCTGGGCGCAGCCTGAGCCTTGCTTTGTTTTGACCAGAATTTTTTTGAACAACGTCACGCTGTTTTGCGCAAGCGCAGTCAACATGGTCGGAGGGTTGACACCCGTCGGCCTCTGCCCCGGCAGGGCCAGCGTGGAGCTGGAGGGCATCTTCACAAACTCTGGACCGAACCCCTCGGCCGTCATGATGGCCTCGATGTCGTCCACAGCAAAGCGGTCGCCCTCGGAGAGACTGCGCACACGCGTAGCTGCGCGTACAGCCTTGCCGTTCTTGATCCCGGTGTTGATGGTGTCAGGCACACGCAAGACGCGGGAAGCATCGCCTGTGACAGCGGTGTCGATGGCCAGCCCGTGCTTTAAGCACAGCTCTTTGAAGCGCTTGGCAAAGGCGTACCACTCGTCCTTGAACAGCATAGTGTCCAGCGGCCAGTAGGCGTGAATGCCCCCGCCGGAGTGAACCATCCAAGGATCGCCCAGCGCAGCCAGCCCTGTGTCTTCGCAGAACTTCTGCAACGCCTGCGCCGCAGCTTTGGCGCTGGGGTATGACTTGTCCTTGATGACCAGCTCACCCTCTTTGTCTGGCACAGGGATGTCTTTGGGGTGGTTGCAGTCAAGGTCCACGGCCAGCACTTGGCTGGCGTGCATGTTGTCCTTGGTGCGGTCTTTGTCCGTGCCGAACGTGCCGAGTGCGAAGTACGTGTCGTACCCAGCTTGCGCCCACTTCTCAATGGTGGGCATGAGTTCCTCAAGTGTTTGTCCGAAGACGTGTTGTTTCTTCTTCGAGAGTTCTACCGCGCAGTAATAGCCATTACCCGGAGACGGCAAAACCGCCGCCATCAAATCGAGCGGAGTCATGGGGGTCCTTCGGGAACGGTTTACTTGAGGTCGTCTTCGGTGGTGTCCAGCAGCTTAGTGAAGCGCTCGTACAGCTCTTTCACGAAGTCAACGGACACGTTGTAGTTCTGCATGTAGATGTGGTGCAGCAACTCTTCGTCGGTCAGGGCTTGAGGTTGTACTCGTGACATATTCTTCTCCATGCCTCGTCAGCGTTCTGCGAGGATTGCATAATTGTTAAAAGGGTTTCCACGCGATGACGGTACGCGACAAAGACTTCTGATCCGTTGAACCAGTTGTAGACGGTCTGTCGTGTGACGCCGAGGGCGTAGGCTATTTTCGTGACGGGGAAATCCAGATGGATAGCCCAACGCCCAAGCTGGTTGCCCAGAGACTTGGGAGTCTTCATCACGTCATCAATGATTTTTTGTGAGTAGGCCATGGTAGTAGGGGCCGAAGCCCCTTTGGTTATTTGATGTGCACGAACGGTGTGACCTGTCCGGGCATCGTGGTCGGCAGCTTGCCGTCCCACTTCTCGATGGCCTTCAGCTCCACATACTCTTTGCCGCCTTGCGATGTGATGGCAGCAGCACGCATACGGATTGCGTCAGCGTCACCCTGCGCTTCGACGCGCTTGCGATCCGCTTCCGCTTTGGCCAGCTCAACTTCCTTTTGCTTTGCGGCGATCTGGAAGTTGCGGTTTGCGGACTCCTTGATGGATGCCTCCAGTGCAGGGTCAGTCACCAAGTTGCGCACGTTGGCGCTGCGCACGAAGAACCAGCCCTTACCAGCGCTCTCGTCCAAGTCCTTTTGCAGGGCTTCAACGACCTTGGCGGCGATGGCTACGCGCTCGGTGTGCACTGTCTCGGAGCTGTAAACAGACACTGCGTTGTAGATGGCCTCGCGGGCTTGGCGGCTGACGTAGCTGTTACCGACACGCACACCCTCTTCGCCTTTGAGTTCCACCATGTCACCGGGCCAGCGGGTCATGATGTCCGCAGCTTTGCTCGGGTCGATCTGGTAGTAGATGTCCACGTCCAAGTCGGTCAAGGTAATCTTGTCCTTGGTCTGCGGCTTCATGTCGTTCATCTGAAGCAGCAGCTCTTTGGCCGACACTTCTGTGACGCGCTTGAACAGCGTGAAGTAGACGCCTGGCGCCATGGTTTCTTTTTTGACTTGGCCCATGGTGGACTCGACGCCGATGTTGCCGGTGTCGATCTGAGTGCAAGCAGACAGTGCTGCGGCTGCGATGATGGTGATAATTTTTTTCATGTGTCTCTCAAAGAATGTTGATTGATCCGTTATGCGCGGCGAAGAACAAACCAGCCCATAGGCCGAGCCAGATTGCAATGATTGTTGCCGCGTGGCGAAGTACAAAGTCTTTTATGAAGAACTTTGCCCGTGGTGGTGTGTAGTGCCAGCCGAAGTAACCAGCGACCAGCAGTACCAACAAAAGGATTACGTGCTTCACTTCTCAACCTTTGTTGGGAACAGTTGCGACAGCACGCTCTCGTACTGCGTCTTGCGGCGCTCAAGCAGCGCTACCTTGTCCAGCTTGTCCAGCAGGTTGGGGAAGTTGATGTCTTCTTTGGAGCACTGCTCTTGGATGTCAGCTTCCAAGCGGACCAGCTCGTCGTCCAGCTTGGCCATCTCCAGCTCGGCTTGGCTCTTCATCTTCCGAGCACGGATGGGGGCCAGCGACTCGGCCAGTTTTTCTTTGGACAATCCAATAATTTCTGCGAATGGTTTCAATGTCATGCTACTTCTCCAGTTAATAAAAGTTTGGTGTCTGCATTGCTGAGAAAGCTCAGCGGGGTTACTTCTTTCTTGACGGTCTTTGGCGCTTCGTTGAAGCCAAGAAATGCAGGGTCGGATACCCTGTAGTTCATTTGCTCAACGTGCATCAGCTCACGCTCCACGCGCCACAACTTTTCTTCGTAGTAACGCGCTTCGTCGCTGCTGCGAGAGGAGCGTATTGCTTGCCTCAAGTAGTCTCGCTCGTGGTGTATGGAGCTCATTGAGTTCATGATTGCCATGTGCTTCTCCTTGTAGGTGGGGGTACTCGCTGCGTCTGCTGGGGCTGCACCGCATGAACTGAATCACTTGGCTGAGCGTTATCCAGCAGCATCCGCTTTCCCCCCGGTTCAATTACTCGTCGTCCCAATCGGACACGATGTCAGCCAGCTTGGACTTCTTGGCAGGCACGGCACCACCTTTGGCGGTCTCCTTGCGCACTTCGGGTTCGTCCGTCTCGGCTTCTTCCACTGGCTTGGCTTTGGCCTTGGCAGCTTTCGGTGCCGGTGCTGGAGCCTCGTCTTCTTCCTCTTCAGCCGCAGGCGCTGGTGCTGCCTTAGCAACGGCCTTGGGCGCAGCGCCGCCGATGTTCATCGGTGCAGCTTTCACGCCGTCAGCTTGCGCCACGGTCAGGGTCACAGCCTTCTTGGCATCGTCAGACTCGCCTTGCGACACAGCGATCGGGTACTCGTCGTCTGTCAACCAGCGCGTAGGCGCGAAGAACAGCTTGGGAGACTCGGCCTTGGTGTCGAACTTCATGCGCGTGACGATCTGCTCGGGGTTAACCGGAGGTGTCTGCGCTGCCAAGAAGCGGGCGTAGGCTTGCAGGGGACGCTTGTCGCCTTCTTCCTTACCGAAGATGCTGGTAGCTGGGAGTGTCAGTTGCAACACATCGCCTTCTGGATTGTCGGCCAGCACAACAGCAAGGCGCTGTTGGAAGCGGCAGGCACGGCTATTACCGTTACCGGAACCGGCTTCGTTCTGTGGGCAACCCATGCAGGTGGCGTGTTGAGGGGCCGTCAGGCTTGCGTCGGGCTTCTCGCCGTCGTTGCTCCAGCACTCAGGACGCACAATCGCCTCGGCGTTGTAAGCGCCAGCGTAGAAGATGCGGCTGACTTTGGGGGCAGCGCGAACAATGATGACGTCAAGGTGACGGTCGTCGATGCTGGTGATCTCCTTGCCGCCTGCCACCAGACGGAACACGCCGCCCTTGATGGAGATGCGCTTGGTAGATACGCCAGAACCGCCGGTCAGGGCCTTGGCTGTGTCAGACAACTCGTTGTTACGAGCAAATGCGGGGACGTTGGACGAATTGAAAAGCGTAATGTTGCTCATGATTGCGTTACTTTCTTGCTTTGGTTACACGAATGTCGAACTCAGTGACTGAGTTCAGCCCCGGCGGCAGAACACCGGGGTTCTCTTCCAGAAACTGCGCCATGTTGGTTTGGGCGATGCGCTTCTCCAACAGGTCTACGACTTGATGCTCAAGCACGAATGCTTTGAACGAGTCCCAGTCCTGTGTGTTGTAGCGCGTCTTCTTCATCAACGACACGGTTCCCGTGGAGGTCTGGACCGATGTCAGGCCGAGGGCCTTCATCTGGTCTTTAATGGCGAGGCGCACCTGCGTGCGGGTCTCGTCCAGCTCAGCGAGCTGGCGATCAAGGACTTCCATCTTGGCCTTGATCTTTGTGTGAATGGCGACCAGCTTGTCGAGCGGAATTGCTTCGACTTCCGGTGCTTCTTCGATGTCTTCGGTCATTGCTTTCTCCTATATTTTTGTCAAGCGTTGGACAGTTTACATGGATTTTTTCTGGGTGCAACCCCCTTTCAAGAATTTATTTCGAGGGTGAACATCTCGGTCAGAAGTGAGCTATCGCTCACTTTCGCTGCGAGGGCCTTGAACATCTTGGCCTCCACGGGGGAGCTTTGGATGTGGAAGACTGTCACCTTGTCGGCGTTCTGGCCCTTGCGGTCGGCACGGGCAATACACTGGATGTACTGCTCAACGCTCATCAAGGGGCCGTAGAACACCACGGTGTCAGCGGCAGTCAACGTAATGCCGTGCGCTGTAGCAGCAGGCTGCATGACCAGCACCCTTGGGTCGGGGTCGGTCTGGAAGCGGTGGATGATGTCGCCTCGTTTGTTGGCTGATACACCGCCGTGGATGCACTCGTTGGTGATGCCCTTGGATGTCAGGTGGCGCTGGATGGTCTCGATGCTGGCGCGGAACAACGCGAAGACGATGACCTTGCGGTTTGTCTCCTCCAGAATCTCCTCCAACACGCCAAGCCTTGGGCCAGCGTCGAACTCCACCACCTCTTTGGTGTCGGTCAGCGCAGCACCCGCAGATACCTGAAGCAGCTTGCTCAGCATAGCAGCGGCATTGACCGCAGTGATGACCTCTCCAGCAGCTTGGACCAGCATCTGATCCTTGAGCATGTTGTAGTACTTGGCCTGCTGCGGAGTCAGCGGAACCTCGCGGGTCAGCGTCATCACTGGCGGCAAGTCAAGGCACTGGTCTTTGGAGAACCGGATCGCTGGTTGCAGCGCATTGAACACACGGTCACGCGCATCGGGTTTGGGTGCCCACTTGTACAGCGTGATCTTGTTCATCACCGAGTCGCGCCATCCTGTGTAGAACAGCGGCACGTTGTCAGGGTTGACCAGCTTGGCCAGCCCGTACGCATCAGCAGGCGACTGCGATGCTGGTGTGCCCGTCATCATCCACAGGTGTGTCTTCGGTCCGATGATGGACTTGAGCGTCTTCCATCGCTTGGTGGTCACTGTCTTGTAGGCGTTGGCCTCGTCAACAATCACCAGATCAAAGCGCCCGTCATTGACGATCTCCTCGGCAATCAGGTTCAGTCCATCGTAGTTGCAGATCACGAACTCGTAGTCCTGCTGAATCATCTCGATGCGGCGTGACGACTTGCTGTGATGCGCCACGATGGCCGAGCGGTGGATGATGCTGTTGTTCAGATCACTGAGCCATGCTGAGTGCATGATCGACAGTGGGCACAGTATCAACACACGCCGCACAAAGCCTAGCTTCATCAAGTAGTCAGCGGCCCATAGCGATGCAAGCGTCTTGCCTGTGCCGGGATCGTTGAAACAAAACGCCCGCTTGTGCATCGTGAGAAATGCCGCAGTGTCCACTTGGTGAGCCATCGGTTTGTAGCGCCCCGGCCAGTCATAGCGCCGTGTGATCGGTGACTGGATGTCCTTCACGCCGAGGTTCTTCAGAACACGCGCTTCGTCCAAGCCCCAGTACACCGCAACATCGAAGCCGCCATCATCACGCTCGATGACTTTGTGCTTGGGGATGATCTTGTACTTCTCTGGGTTGCGTGTTCTGAAGACGATGGCCTTGTCGTCAATGATGTCCAAAATACACCTCCTTCGCCATTAGGTACACCAGATGCGCCTCTTCAGGGCTGTTGAATATTCCAAGGTGTTGCTTGGCTTTGTGGGGAGGTGCTATTTGCGCAACCCAGCGGCCGCCTCGAAAGCTGTGTACTCCGGCCCAACCGCTCTTGTTGTTTCGGTTTGCCCCCGCTCTGTTGTGGGCATTGATGCGGCGCGTTACAACCCGCAAGTTGATCCACCTGTTATCCGCACGGTTGCAGTTCATATGGTCAACGTCTCGCGTGGGCAGGCTACCGGTTACATACAGCATAGCCAGTCGGTGTGCTTGGTACTGTTTACCTTGCACGACTATTTTTATGTAGCCGGTACTTGACAGCGTACCCGCACGCCGGTGTTTGTGCGTGCCGGTATTCCAACGGAACTCCCCTGTCAGCGGGTCGTACCGCAGCAGCCGTTTTAGTGTTTGCTGGTCCATTACTTCTCCGTGTGGTTATTTGTTGTCGCCTTGATTGGCTTTCTTGGAGCGCAATCTAAGGTTGCCCGGCGTTGACTTACCGCCAGCCCGCAAGGGCTTGACGTGGTCGATGTCTTTTCCTGCACGGTCGATACCTTTCTTGTCGTATGCACGCCGCGCACGTTGGCGCTCATGCTGGTCTGAGTCTGGGCCGGACTTGCCGGTCTCCAGATCGCGCTTGTATTCCTTCTTGTAGTCTCTCGTTGCCATATCAATCTCTCTTTCGGTTGTGTTCACACGTCTTGACGACGCACCATCCACACAGAGGTGTGGGCTTGGGGTTCCATACCCCGGTCTCATGCGCCTTTTCAATGCGGGCGACGCGTGTCCGGTAATCCCACCAGTACTCCTCGGCTTCACCGCGCAAGAAGCTGGCCTTAACCAAGTCGTTCTTGACCACGAACAGCAGACCACCGCTGACTTTGCGGATGTGCGGGAAGTGCACGAACACCATCAGCGCCATCAGCCGAAGCTGCTCCCGATCCGGGTACTTGTTGTTGCCCGTTTTATAGTCCACCACGCGAGCTGTCAAGTTCTCATCGTCGATGATGAGCAAGTCGGCAATGCCGCGCACCCACACATCTTTGTCCATGAACCCGCAAGGGCGCAGATCGGCTGTCACGCCCATCTCGTGCTCACACAGCTTGCGGCCGGGCTTGGCCTTGAGCGCATCGAGCATGTCCTTGACGAACTCAAACTGAGGCGGCAGGGGCTTGTCGTCCTTGATGTAGAACTCCGCTGCTGAGTGCAGCTCCTTGCCGTACCGGATGGCTTCTGTTTCTGGGAAGGGGTACTGCTTCAGAACCTTCACCTCGTGATAGCGCCGGGGACAGCCCTCGTAGTCCTTGAGCGCTGAGTGTGACCATTTAACTGTCATTGTGCTGCCTTTGTGTTTTGTTGAATCCATTGAAGATGCTCGCCCAGTTCGGTGTACTCCTCGATGGGTATTACCCGTGTTGAGAACTGCATCTTCTCATCCATCTGCATGACCAGCACGCCAGTGCCGTAGAGCAAGGCGTGTTGCATCATCTTGTCGAAGTCGTCTTCTGGCTCCATCAGAACCTCGCTGATTGAATTGCTTTGTTGAGTTTGCTGCTGAACTCTTCGACGAAGTTCTCGTCGTTGTTCAGGTCAGGGCGGTCCATGCTTTCAAGTATGGCGTGAGTCAGCTCATGCCAGAACGTCTCTTGCAGTGCGGATAGTTTGAGCGGTATGCCGTGGTACGACTTACGCGCCAAGGTGATGGTGCGCTTGGCGTAGTGCACCTCCCCCATGTACAGACGCTCACGCATCGACTCAGCGATGTCCACGCTGTACCAGTTCTCACCCACCTTGATCTTCTTGGGTAGTGTCAGTTGCTTCACTTGCTTTCTCCTTAGTTAAAACTTGACGCAGTGTCCACCGTGCGTCAACACGGTCCGCAAACCATCGAAACAGTTTGCGGCAGTCATCTTGCAGCAGGTATGGTGGCCACCCCGTCTTTTTCATATCACCCCTTTGCCAATCCATAACGGCGGTGTGCACCGACCTCTGAGTTCAGCGGTATGCCGGGCATGTACTTGGGCGGCGCAATCATCTGCTCCAGCACCCAATCCTTGGCGTACTCGACCTCATCGTCAGGCACAACACAGAGCAATTCATCATGCACTGTGCCTACCACGGGGTACTTCTTGTCCACCCGTAGCATGCCGTCTGTCATCACCACACGCGCAGTTCCCTGCACAATGTTGTTCGTTATCTTCCCAGCGTACAGCTTGGTCGGCTTAACGCCTGCTTCCCCGTACACCCAATTGCGTTGCTTTGTTTCTTTATCGACTTCGTTACGTAAGTTCGGATACTTGAGGGTCATGCCCGAGGGCAAGACGATCTCTTCTTTTCTGAACGTGACGCATTTATACACCACCTCTTCGCCGCCGTAAAGCGACTTCTCCATCAGCTTGCTGCACATATCCCAGAAGCTGACCACGGGGTGCGCTGTGCTGCGGTAGATGTCGATGATCTTCTTGGCCGCTACGCAGTGGATCAGCAGCTCACGCTCTGTGCAGGTGTGGGGAATCTCCCGGAGCTTCTTAACATTCTCTTCCCACCCAACGAAGCGGTCGATGTAGGCGGCATCCACACCGAGCTTCTTTGCAAACGCTTTGTCGTAGCGTACGGGAGGAGCGCCAAGGAATCCAACGAGAAGCTGGGCAGCGAAAGACGCCCAGCCAAGCCCGTACCCGCAGCCGAGTAGCGCAGACTTTGCAGACTGGCGCAGGTCTGGATGGCTTTCTTTTGAAAGGCCGGGTATGTTGAACATCTGAGCGCCGAAAGCTGCGTAAGCGTCACTGCCAGACCGGAAGATGTCGAGCATATCTTCGTAATCCGCAAACCACGCAAGTACTCGCGGTTCAATTTGCGAAAGGTCCCCGACAACAAGCTGGTTCCCCAGCGGTGCCATGATTGCTTTGCGTAGGAACGAACCTCGCTTGAGGTTTTGCATGTTGATGGCGCTTCCCTTGGCAGCAGTCCAACGACCCGTCGCCGCGCCGTAGTAGCTAAGCGGGACCGGGAGCGGACCCCTGCCCGATATATCAAGGAAGCGCTGTGCCCGTGTACGCTCGGTCGTTGACTTAACGCGAAGGCGAGCTTCACAAAGAAGGGCAACGTCTTCACGTTCACCGTTGAGCAGCGCTTGAAAAAGCGCGTCATTCTTTGCAAAAGCAAACGCCTCCTTCCCTGTGGTCTTGCTGACTTTCGTAGGGGGAGTGACGCCCATGAGACTGAGGACTTCCGCAAACTTTGGGTTCGACGCAAGTGCAGTCTCCTCGATGCCGAGTTTCTTAAGTAAGCCTTCACGCTTTTCTCCTTCTTCTGATAGCGCCTTGATGAGCATCTCCCTGTCCAGCTCAAGGCAGGCGTTTGTGTACATGCGCAGAGTCATGTCAACGAGGCGCAGCTCTTTGGCTGGATACCCTTTGATTAGCCGCAAGAAAATCTGCTCACACAGCCATGTGTCGTGGCAGCAGTAGTCGGCAAGGATGGCCTCAACATCCGCAGGCAGCTCGTCCAGAATGTTCTCGGACGGAGACAGCCCATCGCCCTTGGGCGGCAGGTTAAACAGCGCAGCCAGCTTGGCCAGACTATTGCCCACCTCAACACCGCGCAGTGCACGGCCCATCGACAGTGTGTCGAAGATGAACGCAGGCCGAGCGTTGTAGTGCCAGCTCATGATGGACACATCGAACAGTGCGTTCTGTGCAACCACCGCAGTGCGGCTCCAGTCAATGTTGGCGAAGAACTTCGGCAGGTCCTTGCGTGTTACCCATACTGCGGGTTCAGCGCTGTCCAGATACTTCCACGATAGGCCCCATGCTTTGAAGCGCGGGTCGCGTACGTACTCCTCGTTGGTCTGTGTTGAGAACCCGAGCCGGACGTGCGGGGCACGGCCCCATGCTGTCTCGAAGTCCAGCACGATGATGCTGTCGTATGGTGCGCTCATTCTTCGTCCTCCTCATCCATGTGGTCTTGAATCAATTGCATCTTGGCCAACTCAAAGCAGCCAATCACTGTGGTGAGCATCAGCGTTTCGTCGTACTTGTGCACGACTTCAAGTAGCTCGTCTACCAACGCTTGCGTCAGGTTTCCTGAATAGCTCAATTGAATAACTCCTTGGGTGGTGCATCGCGCAGCACCATTGCTTGCGCCAGCTCGTTTGCTTTACCGACCATGTCAGCCAGCTCCATGTCATCAGCGCCAACGCAGAACGTCAGCAATGACTCTCCAGTATCGACCAGCACAACTGCCTTGTTGGGCAAGTCGGGGTCGTAGCACTTGGCCAGCATCAGTATCAGCTTGCCGAAGTGATCGCGCAGGCCCGTGTCGCTGTTGCTCAGGTTCTCTATCGTGGCGTCCCACGTCTCTTGTGTCAGCTTATCCATGCTTGCAACTCCTGTTCTAGTTCTTCCAAATTATCCTCACGGACCACAACCGCGAACCCGTATGCGGCTTTGATTGCCTGAAGCTCGCGCTCCTGTAGCGCCGTGGTCTTGCCCTTACCGGCCTTGCACTCGATAGCGATGAAGCGGCCTTGGTAGCAGCCGATGATGTCGGGGATACCCGAGCGCCCAAGCCCCATGCCCGGAGGCATGAAGTGGTAGATGTCCAAGCGGTCCAGTACCTTGCGCACCGCGTTCTTAACTTTCTTCTCTGGTGTATCAGCCATTGCTGTCTCCTGCGGGTTCGTACGTTGCTTCAAAGATGTCAGGCTTGCAGGGGTAGTGCTCGCCCTTCACGCCAGTGATGATCCAGTCGCCGGGTGTGACAATGTGACCGCCTTCCAGCGTGTGAACCCACCCGTATGCAACGCTTTCACTACCCCTTGGCATGATTGTTACCTTTGGGTGATCGCCGTGCTTGAACCACTGGGTCGCCTCAATGACCACGGGCTTCTTTTTAAACTTTGCCATTTTGAATCTCCGCGAGTTTTACTGCGTAGTGCCGCGCCTTGTTGGCGTCGTCACTGTCCTTCTTGCCTTGGCGCATGGCGTACTTGATGACGTTGCCTTTGAGGAAGCCCACGAACTCGTCGTGCGTGAGCACCGCCTCCATCACAGCCCAAGGCTGGATGCCCATGTCTTTGTAGTGCTGGCCTCCAACTTGCAGGTCGTCTGCTGTGGTTCCGTTGAATCTCCGTGTGTCGTCGTCTCGAATGGTCATGATTTCCTCTTTCGTTTAGCGTCTGGTCTTGGGCAATTTGCTGGGGGTACAACCACGCACCATACGGCGCTTGGCATTCCGGTTCCACCGTAGTGTGTCCACCTGTCGATGTATGCGTCAGGCATTGTGAGCAGTATCTTGCGGATGTTGTTTGGCTCTCGGTCTAAGGTGTTGGCAATCGTGCCGACATCCATCCCGTCAGGGTTGCCCCTGAGCAGTGTACGAACTGACTGCGTTGTAAAGGTTCTCATGGGGCTACCCCCACAATCGCTCGGGCCTTGCGCAAGCGGATTTCTTCCTCAACGATAAACAAGGCTTTCTCCAGCTCTCCCACGGTGCAGGCATCCAGTTGCGTGTCGTGCAAGTCCATCACCAGTTTCACCGCGGACATCTCTGGCCCCGTGAACAGGAACGAACCCTTCTCAACACCGCGCCTACCCATTGTGTAGATAGCGTCCTGCGCAGCCCTGATCTCCTCGGCCCAATCCCGCCCAAGAGCATCACGCACGCGGATCAGTGCCTCACTCATGTTGACTGCTGAGATAAGCACATCCAGCTCGGCCTTGGTGCTTTGCCCCTTGAGTACTGCGTCGAGTGCCTCACGGTTCTTGAGCTTCAGCCCCACGCCCGCACCGGGCAGCGTGCCTACCTTCTTTATGGTTGACTGCACCCACGCCATGTTGTCAAGGCGTATGCCTTTTGGTTTGTAATTGCTTCGCTTTCTCATAGTTCGTGCTTGTTTGGGGATGGTTTCACGTTGGGCTTGGCGCGGCTGAATATGCCGAACTGCTTGTATGCGATCAGTGCCAATTCTTTTTCCTTGGTTGCTCGGCCGAGGTTTGCAATCGAGCCAGTCATCTTACCTTCCTTGCGTTGGTCTTCCACAACGGCGGATGCCAGCTGTGATGTCGTCAGCCCTGACTCTCCCTTGGCACGGAACGCAATGTCCTGCAAGAAGATACTAGGCCGGGGGTTGCTTGCCCAATGGAAGGGCGAGTCAGGGTGGCATTTACAGTTCATGCTGTTACTCCTTCTGTGATGACCCACTGGGTCTTTGGTTTCTTGTTGTGCACGCCCCACTTGACGCGGTCTTTGGGATGCGGGCAGTCGTCTGGGACATAGGCGGCAACCCACACCTTCTCGAACTGACCACGCTTACCCATGCGCCAGCGATCAACGTAGGTATCAGGCATGACGCGCAGTGAAGCGCGGATGTTGGCGACGTGAATACCCGTGGCCTCTGCAATCTCCTTGGGCGTCATGCCGCCGGGTTTTGTGCGCAGCACTGTGCGGATTTTCTTTTGCCGTACGGGGGTCATAAGACGCTCCAAATATATTCAAGAATACTAATCACGCCCACCACAGTGGCAACGCTCATAACGACTGAGGCCAGCAGTGCGGCGATCAGGATTTTTCTCTCGTTGGGTGTCATGTGTCCTCCCACTTCTGCGTGATGCTGCACCAGTACACGCCCTTTGTCTCGGCAAGGACGTGGCCGCGAACAATGTCATCCACCTGTCCACCAAGGCGGTAGTAGCCGCTCTCTCGGACGTTGAACAGCGTCTCGCCCGGTGCAAGCTCGACAGTGATGCGCCGACCACGCTTCAGGGTCGCTATTTCGTCTTTGATGATTTTCATGCTTGCTTCTCCTTTTGTTTGGCTTCGTATCTGTCGGCCCAGTCGTTTAACTCAGGTATCGTGTACCAAGCCCTCGGCTCTTGCATAATGTCTTGAACCCGCTGCTCGTAGGGCTTCGGTCCAGTCTCTATGCCACAGCGCGTGCACTTCAGTGCCCCCGTGCTGCCGTCGGTGAATTCCCATTTGTGTTTGCATTCAGTCGTCATCTTCAGCAGCCTCCAGCGATTCGTTAATCAGTTGTTGCTTTACAAGCTCCAGCACACCAACCACGGTTGACATATACAAGGCAGTGTCGTAGTGGTGGATGACCTCAAGCAGCTCGTCCACCAACCCTTGAGCCAGTGCTCCTTGGTTTAAGTTCATCGTCCTCTCCTTGCAACCCATCCGGTAGGTTCATCGTCGCCGGTCTGAAGCTTGGCGTACTCCTCCACAGCTCGGTCCTTGTCTTCAAAGCAGAAGCGCTTGCCCCAGCCATTCAGATCAAGGTCGATGTAGATGGCGCGTGTGAACATCAAGTCACCAATGCCGATGATGGTTCCGTCTCGCAGGTACGCCACAACTTGGTAGCTGCCTCCACCAAGCTCTTTGATGCGCCTGAGCAGCTCTTCGTCAAGCGCCATGTCATTCACACTTCTCATAGCCCCAGCCCCGTCAATGCTGCTTGCAGACCAGCCAGGCCGCCGACACGTTGGCCGTCGATGAATATCTGGGGCATCTGACGGGCTTCGGGGTGCATCTTCAGCATCAGGTTGAATTCGATGTCGTCGACTTCTTGATGGAGCTCGGAGTAGGCGAGGCGCTTGCTGGCCAGCAGGTTCTTGGCTGCCACGCAGTTGGGGCAGTTGGCCTTGGTGTAGATTGTGATATTCATGTGTTCTTCTCCTTCTGTGTGAACAAGTCGTTGGTTGTCCGGGCCATGTTCCATCCTGCCTTGAAGGCGTCATTGACTTCAAAGCCCACTTCTTTTTCGTAGTCGGCAACGGTGGGCCAAGCGTAGTCAATCCCCACCCATTGCCGCTGTGCTGCGGGTGGGGTGGTGTAGACAGGCACTGTGTGTTTTGCGGCGTACCCCTGCTCAAGCCGTGTTGGCCCGGCTTGCATCTTTCGCTTCCACGACTCGGTGATGACGTTGCAATAGTCATCTCCTTCTGGGTCTAGCCACGCCACAGGCTCCTGCACAGGTGCTGCAAGGGCTTTAAGTCCTGCCTCTACAAGTTCAGTGCGCTCGGCTTGCAGTGCTGGCGTGTGGAAAGTTGCCACAGCCAACAGCATCAACATGCGCTCCAACCTCTCGCGTTCAATTTCTATGCTCATGGTGTTCTCCTTATTCATCATAAAGTGCAAAAACAACTCCGGAGGCCAAAAAGATACCCGAGAACGCAACAAACGCACGCCCAGCCACTCCCCATGTAGCCGTATTGAAATCAGCATTTACAAACGCACCTGCTAAATACATAAGCACAAGAGTGCCTAAAAATCCAATGATGCTTTTCATGTGTTTTTCTCCTTGAGTTTGGCTTCGATGGCATAAGCAAACGCTTGCAGGTCTGCGTTTGTGATTTCGTGTTGAGGTAATCCGCTTGTTTCATCGCAAGCGTAAATTTCTTCGGTTGTCAGCCCAACCCACGCACTCCTTCGATCCTTCGGATCTGGTGCTGCTTGCCGCTGTGCTGCGGGTGGGGTGGTGTAGTAAGCGGTTGGCAACTCGTTGTTGGGGCCTCCGGGTGCCCAAGGCGTGTAGCAAATGTTTACGCAACACTGTTCTTTATCCATGAAGCCGTGAAACGCTGGCTCCTGCATAGGTGCTGCAAGTGCTTGCTCCAGCTTGTCAATTGTGATCTGTTGCGCTCGTACAAGTGCAATTATTCGCTGAACTTCTGTTTTTAAGTATTCAGCTTCATTGGTGTGGATGTTCATGTTTTCTCCTTAAAACTTTATTTTGCTTGCCTAACCTTACTTTTTGCTTACGCCTCTCGCTTTAATCGCCTTGTTTCTGCGTTGTAGTGCTTGGCAATTTCAATCAAGCCTTCATGGGTGTACGGCACTTCGCCTTTGTGCGTTGTTTTTGGTGTCAAAAGTGCCTCCTCTACCGTCATTCCGCTTGCAATCCTACGAACAATTGTGGTGTTAGACAAATAGCCACCAGTCACGCGACTCCATTCGTTTGCAGTCAAAGTCAGGCCATCAAACTCAATTGCATAATTCCCCTTTATTGTGTGCAATTCTGGGTAGTTCCTTCGTGTATTACACACTCGGCATAACGGGCGCAAATTGTCGGGGATGTTGTTTTGAGGGTTGTTGTCTTTGTGGTCAATGTGTACCGTTTCCCATGTCTCTGGTTTTCCGCATAACTCGCACGAATGAAGCGAGTAGCCAATTCGGTCAAACACTACTTTGCGATGCTCTGAAACATACCCTTGTGTGTCAGCAAGTGGATGGCTTGGCAAATACAGGCGCTGATAACCACGCCCAGGCATGGTGACTCGTTCTTGTCTACTGTAACCAAGCTCCTGTTTTTTTATGGTCAACTTTGTGTCAGTTGTACCGTTTCTCATAACCCTAAAATAGTGCTTTTGGCAAAGGCAAGCGGCTTTGTACCTTACCTGCCCATCACAGTTTTCAACTTTGCATTGCATTTCAATTCCCCAAAAGAAAACCCCCCGTGACACAGAGGATCAAGCTCCATGTGACAGGGGGTAGGCCGGGGAAGGCTTTTGTGTATCTGCGCCTTGATCTCGCAACACAAAAACCCTCTTGCCGCAATTATATCATTCTCTTGCTTTGTTTAAGCGTTTAGCTTCTGAGTTGTAATAACGTGCGATTTCGACTAAGCCTTCTTTTGTGTATTTCCTTACCGTTTGGTCTGATTCAACGCGCTCTAATGCGTTTAGCCCTATACGCTCAATAAGTCCTTTACGGTATTCAACGTGATTTCCAGCCAAAAATTGGTTGCAATGTTTACAACTTGCGTGACAATTTTCTTCAACAAACCTCATGTGAGGCGCACTTCCAACGCTTCGATAATGTGACGCATCCGTCTGGTTTGACTCTGTGCTTGGTGGCTTTCCACAGCTTATGCAAGGCTTATCAGCATCCCTTGCCCTTACAAACGCATTAAACGCCGTTTGAGCGACTTTTACCAACTGAGGCTTAGTCCTCATGGCATCTAGCTTTTCTCGGGTCTTCTTGCGTTCTTCTTGGGCTTCCTTGGCTTTCTTTTTTTCTGTTGCTTGCCGTGATACTTCAAGGGCGCATAGGGGGGAGCAAACTTTCTGGAGTGGTCTGACAGGGGCGAACTCTGCCTTGCAAAATTTGCACTTTTTCATGCTGTCAACACTTTCCATGCTGTTGCTGCCACTGAAGGAATTTGTCCATTTCCAATGGCTCCAAGCGCGTCCATCCTCTGGGCCATATCATCAATTCCTCTGAAAGTTCTGGAAAGTACTTCATCGGAATATCGCTCTCGAAATAGACGTAAGTTATCTTCTCGGTTGGCGCTGACTTTCCAAGGGAAATTCGTTTTAACCTTGAATTCTTGATCCACTTTTCTTTTCCGTGTTGCACTCCGTCCGATTTTGTTGGAGTCGGCCAGAATCCATACTCTGTCGCGTTTCGTGTTAATTCCAATGGAGTCACCTCCCAACACTCCCCATCGCGCATCAAACCCCATTTCGGCCAGGTCTCCAAGCACTCGTCCAAGTCCTCTAGAAATGAGCATTGGTGAGTTTTCCACAAGGACGTGTTTGGGTTGTACTTCACGAATGATCCTTGCCATGTGGCCCCACATTCCTGATCGTTCCCCGTCAATTCCGGCTCCTTTTCCGGCAACTGAGATGTCCTGGCATGGAAACCCGCCCGAAACAACGTCAACAATTCCTCTCCACGGTCTTCCGTCAAAGGTTTGAACGTCATCCCAAATCGGGAAAGGCGGGAGAAGTCCGTCATTTTGTCGGGCGCACAATACGCTTGCTGGATAGGGTTCCCATTCAACGGCGCAGACTGTTCGCCATCCGAGAAGTTTTCCCCCAAGTATTCCTCCACCAGCGCCTGCGAATAAAGCCAACTCATTCATATCTCTCCTTAGAAAACTTCATTTTGCGGTTGTTTTCTGACTTGATTCTTACCGCATCGTCCGATCTTGGTTTCTGTTGTTCGCCTGTTCCGAGCGCCAAACCTCGACTCTCGCTTGTGCCATTGTCATCTCCCACTTTAGCTTTTCCTCTACCTCTATCGCGGCTTTTAAACCGTCTAGAAGCGCCAAATACTCGTCATGGCTATATGCGTATTGCTCACGGGCGTTTACCGTCTTCTCGGTGCTTTGGTTCATCAACAAAGCCTTTTTGGATTTTCTGAATTCTTCCAAATAGATCCGGTTAGCCTTGGCTTGGGCAAACTTACCCGCATTGGCAATTACGTAATCTATCGCCTTGTTTGGGTCGTTCACGCCCATAGTCTTCCACCGACAAACTTAGTCTTAGGCTCAAAAACAGGTTCGTTCTTTGCCTTCAATCTTTTTTGATAGGCCGCACTTCTCTCTGCCATTGTTTTTCTTTTGGGCTTCTCAGCATCAACACCCCCGCCAAGGCTGTAAATCGGGCGTTGGCTGCGTCCTAATTCATCTTTGTCCCAATCGCATATGTGCACCACGTTAGCATCTTTAAGGGTCTTCATTAGTCCCTGTAAGGTGTCGTAGTGCATGCCAGTTGCTTCTACCAGTTGGTATTTGGTCATTGGGGCAGTCAACAGTGCCTTCAGAAACAAAGTGATGTTGGAGTGCTTACGGATTGAGTTGATCTTTCGGCCTTTTTTGCTTCCAGGGGTGAAGTTAGTCATTTGATTTGCCACCTTTCTCTTGTTCTTTCAATAACTTGATGCGCTCTGCCACAGCTACACCAAGTCCTTTGTAGTACCCGGATTCGTGCTGTTCCAACTCGCGAGTCCATCTCCGCATCTCGTCTATCCATGCTGGCATCATGGCAAATCTTGCTATGTGGCTCACCATGTGTTCTAAGTGATTGTTCATTCATGTTATTTTGTTGGTTGTTGCTTACGATTGGCTGACACCTTTGAAATAAAGGCGACTTGTTGATTTGACTTTGTTGTATGGGTCATCTTTTGGGCTTGGATAGCTACTGGCCGCCACAATTGAAGCACCTGAAGAAATGCACTTCTCATACAAATGATCGGCCCTGTCTTGGTTGTAGCTTTCAATCATCACCGTCATGCCAACAACAAAACGCAAATCAATATCTGAAATCTTGTCTTTGTGTACCGTGATTCGTGGCAACTCTCCCCATTTCAGCCAATCTGTATCAAATTCAAAGTCGTACAGACAAACGCTTGCAGGTTTAATTCCCTGCCTTCTAAGGTCTATCAATTCTTTTGCGCCTTTCATTGATACACCCCATGCGGCCATGCTTTGTAATACTCCATCAATTCGGCTGACTTATGGCCCTTCAACTGTGTCGATGCTTTGTCAAAGTAAAGACCAATTGTTTGCTCTCCGCTCTTTGACCCGCTGTAATGGCGTTGTTTAATGCACCGGATAAAGCTGTCTGGTTCATCTCGCTTTTCAGCCATATCACCTTTGACTTCGACTTCCATCTCTTTCAGTTTGTTTCGCCAAACAACAAAAGCAGAATCAGCAATGTCTGTGATTGACGATGATCCCTTGATGTCGCTTTTGTCTGGTGTCGCGCCTGACTTTTCCAACTTCTTTGTGTGGTGGACAAGGTGAACATGGCAACCCGTGTCTTTAGCAATGTCAAAAATGCTTGAAACAAAGTCCTTTTCGCCGTTGTAGTTGTCCGTGCCACTCACCACCTTTTGCAGGTTGTCAATGATGAAATGCTGCACTCCAAAAGTGTCAATGCTGTATCTCATAGCACCCAAAACAGAGTTTGCAGTCACATCGCCCAATTTGTGAAACAACCACATATTTTTTGAAAAACCAATCATCTCCTCTGCTGTTTCGTCCAACAAATCAATTTCGGCATTGGTCAGCTGAATATCCTCGTCTCCAAAGCAAACATGGCTGTAAAGTCTCAGCATCCTAGAAAACGTCTCTCCGGCGGTCATTTCCAACGATGCAAGGCACAGTTTTTGTTGTTGTCCAAGAAGGGAAAGAATAACTTGCATCAACACCAAAGTCTTTCCGCTACTGTTCTCACCAGCCCAGATCGTCAACTCACCAGGCCGAAAGTTGAACAAAGACCGAGTTTTCTCCCAAGGCAAGTAAATTCTGTTTGATGTGTCCTTGTTTCGGTATGAGTCTTTAAGTGTTTGCAAAAACTCAGAGGAATGAACAATCGTTTGTTTGTGTTCCGTCTCTTTAAGGTAGGCAGCAAAGTCAATGTCGTCAGGTAGATAGTTCATTTTCAAATCCAAGTTTGTTGTGTTTGTTTTTCAGGAATTGCCAATTGGTCTTTCCATCTTTCACCGTTAAGCCAAGTTGCAGGGTTTGGGATGTATTGACCATCATCCTTAAGCCAAGAAGACTGTTTGCTTTGTTTTTCAATTGCATCAAGCATTACCTGCAAAAGATCAGAATCAACTTTTCTTTTTTGAAATGCACGCATTGCAGCGTCTTTGCCAACCTTTTTTGGATATGCCTTCCAGAAAATCTCAAAAAAATACATCTTTTGTTTTTCTGTCTCTTCCTCTTCTCTCCTCTTCTCTGGGATAGCATCTGTGTGCATGTTGCTAGCATCTGCTGGCGTGTTGCTAGCATGAATAAAAAAGCCCTTATCAATCAAAGACTTACGCCCAATCTGAATGTCCTTCAAAGAAAATCGAAGCCTAAACGTTAATTCCTCATCGCTCGCATCAAACTCCCCGCCATTGCCCTTACTTTCGCTTGCTAGCAACCAAAGTAAAGGAGCTAGCGCCTTGCTAGCAATTGGCAATGCAGCAAAAGCTCGGTCATTTAGCATGTCGCGGTGCAGCTTAATCCATGGTGGGCAACGATCTTTGTAATGTTGAAAAGCGCCCCAGTTTTTTGGTTTTAAGATCATTGGAATCTTGCCTTTTCAATAGCCATGTAAGCATTAAACTCAACAGAGTCAAATCCGTATTTCATGGCAACTTCGCATGAACCACAAATAGAAATACTTGATTCAACGTCTCCTTCTTTAAGACGTTTTTTGATTTCTTTAATTGCCGCATACAGCAAAGAAATTTTTTCGTGTGATTGCATCTCATACCCCCAATCGTTTAGCAATAGCCTTCAATGCGGCCTCAATCTGTTCTGGTGTTGCATCAGGGTGCAAGTGCAACCAAGTTGACTTTTCGCTCTCGTAGCGTTGTTGCTTATCCATATCAAAACTCCAAAAGAAAAACCCCTGAAGGCCGGTAGTACAAGTACCAACTTTCAGGGGTTCGCCGTGGGTAACGGCTTAGATGTATCAGCGTCTTGTACACGCCACATCTAAACCGTCAGCCCGTATTTTATCAAACTTTTGGAGGTTGTCCAAAATATATTTTTTGACCATCAGGCCGTGTGCGCTTTGTAACCGTCCATCCGTGTGTGTATTGCATCCTTGAAATACTCGAATGGGGACTTGTAGTTGGTAAAGCACGGGCAACTTCAGCAGCCGTTACGCCATGTTTGCGCTTGAGTAGGATAGCTAGTTTGTCAGAGTTGGTCATTTTGCGCTCCTTGCTTGGATCATTGCATCTGCCATCTTGTAAGCATCTTCGGCAGTCCGTTGTTCATATCTGTTTACCCCAATAAGGCCAACGTATTTATCGGAGCTAAGAATTGCTTGCATCGCCTTGGCTGCAAAGTAGTCTCGCAGGGTCATGCCGTGAAAATGAATTTTGTCTAAATCGCCAACTACAGGCATGGCTGCCCCACCTGTTTTTACATCACTCATCTCTATCTCCTTGGTTAAAAGTTTCATTGTGAGGATGTTTCCTTACTTTACGCTGACAGCGTTTATATGCAAGTTAGGAAAGTTAGCGCAATTCGATAACTTTGTGTATTAGGGTTTGTCTGGATAAAAAATATCTTGTCTGTCAGTTTCGCGTAAGTTTCAGCCCTCAGAATTGAGGCCATACACAGCGATAAGCAGTTGCTGTTAAGCGAGTCAAAGGAACCTAGGCCGGAGACTAATTAACCTGCTTATCGGTGTGTATACACCCCGCTAGTCTGACTCCTTGACAAGCGGTTTCCCCAGGTCATGTGATCTGGGGTTTTTTAAGGACAAAGGAAAAATCATGTACTCAGATCAAAACAAAGCTGCTGACAAATACGACTTCTATTTGTTGGTCAACATGGGTGGCGAAGTGGACTGTGACTGCCATTTCAACATTGAGTCAGACGGTGAAGGCTCTTGGAATGTCTCAGAATTTGAGCTGTTCTTTCTTGGCGAAAACGTGACTCGCATGGTTTGCTCTGAAGCAGTTGAAGAACAAATCTACGATCAGGCAAACGAAGTTGAAGCAGCAATCCGTGAACAATTGGAGCGATGAAATGAGTAACGATTGGAAAAACAGAATTTTGGACTGCTTGTTGGCTACGGCCATCGGCATTGGTTTGGCTGCTGTTATTGTTTACGGGTGGTGATATGAAAACAACGATTGAAATGGCCCGTGAGGCTGGCTTAGAGGGAATGACAGGACATCCCGCACTTCAACGCCTTGTTGCCATTGTCCGTGCTGACGAACGTGCAAAACGACACCTTCCAGACGTACTAACCCAAGAATACGGTGACAGTGCTGACTATGTAGAAGGCTGGAATGAATGCCGTGAAGTTATGGCGGGGATGATGAAATGAGAGACACGATAGATATGGCCTGTGAGTCAGATTTGCTGACCCACATCCCGTTCCGTAGCGACACCGAGGTTTCGGTTGCTCTCAAAGCCTTTGAAGCCCTTGTTCGTGCTGATGAGCGAAGCGTAGAGCGTGAGGCGTTGCTTGAGATTGTTTACAGCTACTGCAACAATCTTTCATGGAACGATGACTTTCAAGAAGACATCCGAGCAAGGGGGAACACATGATAGTTGTCTACCGCCTCTACCGTTTCAAGCGCCGCTGTGGTTTGCCTCGCATCCATGCGCTAAAACAAGCAATTCAAGCAGCTTTGCGCCCGTAAGCGCCTAGTAAGCTTCAAAGAACAAAATACAGCTTTCAACAGGAGAAATCATGCAAGTTTACAAAGCAATCAACGCTGTCCAGGCTGAGTTATCAGTCCAAGGCATTGCCAAAAATCAACGTAACGGCCAAGGCGCTGGCTACAACTTTCGAGGAATTGATGACGTTTTGAACGCTCTTTCTCCTTTGCTGTCTAAGCACGGTCTTTGCATTTTGCCCCGTGTCTTGGCCCGTGAGTGCGTTGAGCGTCAATCTAAGAACGGTGGTGCATTGTTCTACATCACAGTAGAAGTCGAGTTTGATTTTGTATCGTCCGAGGATGGCACAAAACACACCGTCAAGACGTTTGGCGAGGCAATGGATAGCGGCGATAAGGCAACCAACAAAGCCATGTCAGCGGCTTATAAATATGCTTGCTTTCAGGCGTTCAGCATTCCAACCGAAGCCAAAGAAGACGCTGATTATCAGACACACGAAGTCAAGCCAACACTGACAAACGCCCGTTTTGCCCAAGCTGTCGAACGTATCAAAGAGGGAAAGTACACCACGGACAAGCTGCGCGAAACTTTCTCTTTGACTCAAGAACAAGAAGACGCATTGGTTGGAGCAATTGCAAATGCTGAATAAACCACTGCTTTTCCGTGCGTCCAGCTTGGGCGACATCATGACCGACCCAAAAGGCAAAGACGAGGTTTTGTCTGTCGGTGCTAAGACCGCCATTACAAAGATGGCTAAAGAGGCTGTTTACGGCTTTGACGAGCGCGTTTCATCCAAGTACATGACCAAAGGCATTGAGGTTGAAGATCAGTCAATTTCCTTGCTCAACTCTGTTTTGTTCACCGACTATTCCAAAAACACAGAGCGCAAAACAAATGATTGGGTAACAGGCGAGTGCGACATTTTTACAGGGTCAAAGATCATCGACATTAAATCGTCTTGGTCGTTGTCCACGTTTCCCGTGTTGTCAGAACAGGGCGAGGATAAGGGCTATATGTGGCAACTCGCCGCCTATATGATGCTTTGGGATGTTGACCATTCCCAGATCGCTTATTGCCTTGTTTCCACGCCTGAAAATCTGATTGGCTATGAAGATCCACAGCTTCATAATGTTGACCACATTAACCCAGAATTACGGGTTACGCTGGTGAGTTACGAACGCGACAAGGCCAAAGAATCCAAGATCAAAGAAAAGACTGAAGCCGCTCGTGACTACTACAAACAAGTAATTGAACGAATTGCAAACGAACACACTTTCTAGTAAGAACCGTGTAAGCAAACACCAATAAACTCAAGTTTTAACCAAGGAACCAAAATGGCCCACAAAACCCACGATCTCGCTGTCAAAGTTGGCAGCTACACAAACCAACAAGGCGAAACCAAAGGACGTTATCAGAATGTCGGTGCGTTGATGCAAGGCGACAACGGCCAGTTCATCATGCTTGCCAAATGGTTCAATCCAGCAGGTGTGACAGATGACCGAGGCGGCGAATCAATCCTGATTTCAGTGTTTGAGCCGAAAGAAAAGGGCGAAGCACCACGCCAAGCAAGGCCACAGCGCCAAGCCTCAGCATCCAGCGGATTCGATGACATGGAAGCGCCCTTCTAACCATGAAACTCACAACACCAACTAGCGGCCCAGGTTCACAAATGGGCACTAAATCCCGCGCAATTCTTGAATGCTTGCGAAAAAACGGTAAGTTAAACCGCCTTGACCTTGAAATGAAACTCAATATCGGGCCTTTGAATACCACAATCAACCGAATGTATCAATTGGGCTATGTCAAGAATCCAATTGGTATTGCAGGGATGTACGAAATCACTCAGGCAGGACGTGTTGCACTAGGTGAAGCACTTGAGATTAAATCGGCAGGTGTGGAACGTATTTGCAACGGTTCTAGCCGTGAGATCTACATTCCTGGCATCCATTCTGTCGCCCGAGTAGGAATTGCACGGGTATGAACGCACTTAAAGTCATTGCATACGGCTTGTTGACTTCATTTTTAGGATTGTTGTTGATTTGCTTTATCTCTTACACAGTACACTGGATTGCATCATGACTACAGACGAAAAAGAAGCAATCGCCGCTGAAAAGGTCATTCACTCTGCCTACCATCATGTGATGAGTTATGCAAAGAATGAAGACATTGAAGCCGCTACCATTGCGCTATTATGGGCAGCATTCGAAACTGAAGCTAAACGATTCGGTTTATCGGATTGGCGCGGATTAAAATTGAATTGATGGTTAAGCAAGGTGACGCATGGCCCATAGCCATGAAAGTCGTGCAGGACTGGGGATTCTCGGTTGCCATCAACGGGTCTAAACGGCTGCTTGTCGGCCTAGTCGGACTCATAGGCGATGTAAAGCGTTTGGAGCCTATGCCAAAGCTGGATTTCGTAACCAGCACTATCACGCATGAGCCTTTTTGCGGAGCAACCAAGCATTGCAGGGGTGCAATGATGCAAACGGGTTCAGCCGTGATGGTCGCTTAGGTCTTAGCCGCCTAGGTATTCTTTAACTTCCCTGTGTAGTCACGGGGCAGGCGTGAAACTTTGCAAACAACAAGCCCTGCTGTATGGGCAAGGCCATCAACCTAATTCGTAATGCGGGCCATCGTAAAAGCTCTTGAAGTCACCACCCCAACGGATGTCGATTTCCAGCTCTTTTGCGGCCTGTTTAACGAACGGAGCAAGGTGATCGTATGCAGCCTTGTCCCATGTCACTTTCCCGTCTTTAAGCGCCCATAGATCAACTGCATGGCCCGTTAGGTGCTTAGAGTTGAGAGTCTTGCTCTTACCCTCTGCAAACAGCTTGGCCTGGCGCTCTTTGGTGCGTAGACCCTCGCCCACAGTAAAGTCTGTGTCGGTCAATTCAATTGCACGTTTGACCACTTTAACGAGGTCTTCATGTACGCCTTCAAGGGTTTTAAGCGACTTTGCGCCAAGAACAAATTTAGTCATTTCAAACCCTTAATCATGGCGTCTGTCTTGTCTTTACTCGATTTGCTAGAACCGAAAAAGAACTGCAAGATCGTGGCAACAATCGTCCCCAAAAGAAAACCCAAAATCGTATCGGCAAAGCGAACCGAAGTTTCAGGAATGGTCAGGAACGTGATTGCACAAATGTAGACCACGGCAAAGATCGACCAAAACGCCGCCAAGTAATAGATAAACCGTTTGCTGAAAACGTCATCCTGCGCCAATGCAATCTCTTGCATGTGCCGTGCACCATCACGGTCTTTTTGCTCTAACTCAGCCCATTTGAATTCATGCTCACGAAGGGCAGACAAGTCCTCTACAGGCATTTCAGGTTTTAGCTCAATGCCCGTTTTCTCGCTCACATAGTCAACACCTTTATCCACCACCACCTGGGCAAGTTTGGGTAGATTATTTGTCACCAGTGTGCTGATTATTCCCGCTAGAAGTGGAGCCATGATTGACCTCTATCTTGATGTTAAACACGCCGATTGTGGTTAGGATCAGTTGACCAACCCACTTTACAAACTCAACTTTCGCAGTCGCTCCACCTATACCATCCGCATCTTTTACCTCATCGGGTAAATCTACCGGAGTGGCACAGGCAGTAACCAAACAACAAATGATAATTAGACGCTTGACCAAGGTGTGCCAGAAGCCTTTTTAGGGGCTTTCTGTTCAGCAATGTTTGTAGCCAATGAAGCATCTACAGCAGCAACACCTTCAGTGCCCAATGAAGCCTTGACCCACTCAATAACCTTTGCTTCGGTCAATGAGTCGTAGGGGATGAGGTTCATACCATCGGTCTTTGTAAAACTGACAGTTGAATAAGTAGAGGCTGAATGTTCACCGTCTACTTGACTCGCGGTAAAATGCACAAAGAAAATAAATTTATCGGCTGTGTTGTAGTCGGTTTGAGTGATTTTCCAATTAGCCATGTTCATCCTTAAAAGTGAGAGCAATAAAACCCGAGAGCGCCACCAGCCGAAGTGACCAGAGCATCCCATACGTCAGGAGTGTGATTTTCTTTGTTCAAAGCGTCATAGAGTTCTTTCAAGAACCCTGCAATTACCGATAAAGCAAAGGCGTACTGAGGGCCAGTGAACGGCAAGAACACAGCGAACAGAATGGCCCCGGCAATAAAGTGTGCAACTTTATCCGCTGAAATGTTGTTTAACCTTTTTAAGGTTTGCTCAATCATAAATACGGCCCTCGTCGCGGTTCAGTTGTTTTGTGAGTTCAGCAATCATGGTGTGGCTTTCGCATCGGTTATGTCACAACAGCCGCATCCCAGCCGACACCCGTAAGTGAAAGCCAGTTTGTGCAGTTGGCCGTGCCGCCAGAAACCTCATTGACCTTCACATCTCCGTCAGTGCCAATCGTCACTGGAATTGCAATCTGCCCAGAACCTCCACGCCCTTGAGCAAGGCATCGTTTTACCTCTGAAGGCCATGCCCACTGTGGCAACGTGCAAAGAATGTTGCTGGTGCCAGGTAAAACTAAGCCCTTCAAGTTGACCCGCCCCCCGGATAGGTCAACGCCAAAAATGTCGTTGCCACTAATCTGCGTCCAGCCGTTCTTTAATGCAGGGGCCAATCCGCCGTTTGTGGATGTGTAAGTTGGCTTGGAACTCCCAGCCTGGTCGCGCCAAAGCGATCCAAGTAGCAGCTTTGGAGTTCCAGTAATTCTGAACACACCATTGGTTACGTTTTGCGCTTTGAGGCAGGCGATATTTAAGTAAGCCTGACTTCCTACCTCAATGGCAACGTCGCTCATGTTCACAGCTTCAACATTGCCCAACATCGTCTGACTAACGCCGTAAACCGAATTAACAACACCCTTAGCGTGATTGCGAAGCACGACGTTGGCACATTGAAATCGATCAACACGCAGCGTCCCACCAAGATTCAAGTTAATGCCTATGTTGGTGCCGCCAGTTACGCCATAACCATCCGTTTTGATAGAGCCAATCTGCACGTCAGAAAGGCTGAAACTACCAGCAACACCGACGCCAATCTGATAGCCGTATGCCTCAACAGAACCGATTTGAATTCGGTCAATAACATTGCCATCTGGGTTAAACTGCAAGCCATGCCCAGTAGTGGCAATAGCATGAGGTGACCAGCCAGATGGCCCAGATGCGTCAACAAAGATTTTGCCTATTTGAATATCCACAGCCTGTGCTGTTGCTTGTGCGTCAGACTTGATGATTACGCCTTCACCGGCATTGCAAAAAGAAGTGAACTGTTCTGCTCGAACATTCTTGCATTTAATGACGATGCCGTGAGTACCATAGCAACCTAACATTTCGCCGGTGCAGACCACCCCCGAATATCCCTCACCAACGATCATTGCGTGCGTCAATGCGGACGGCGACATACAAAGACCAGCAATGTTGTGCAGCCGCACACCGTAGCGAATCTGCGCCGCCGCCTTGGCCACGTTGTCAGGATAAGTACAAAGCAGGCCCTCCCCGGACAATCCGGGTGATGCGGCGCCACCGAAATAGGTGTTCATCACCGTGTGGCCGCTATCAACACCCAAGTCGCGGAACTCGATGTTGTTGGCGTAGGCAATGATCTGCCCTTGGACGACAGTGCCGCCTTCCAGCTTTTTACAGTCGTTGGAAAGCTGGGGCATCTTCTCGCCAACATATGACACATTGGCTTTTGAAAAATACACGGCATTCGCCGGGACACCAAATCCATATACGTGGTTGTTTGGCTTGTAGGTTCGGTTTGCCAACTTCACAATGCCTCCTGTTGAAGGCAGCGCATTTGTCGCGTAGTTCAGACTGTTCTGAACGTCACCCCACCAATCTGGGCGAACCGGCAAACCGTTGGCAATCGTGACTTGGCTCGTTGCCGAGAACATCTGGTTCAGCGTGTCAACAATAGGCGCGGTAATTGTTGTTGGCGTACCGATGTGCATCACCCCCGGAATCAACAAAGAAACCTTTGCGGCCACGGCGGCTGCATTGGCGTTAAAAAGAGCAGTTGCATCGTTGGTGACACCATCAAGCGTTGCCCCAAAATCTTGGACGCTTACGCTCTCACGCATCTTATCCTGCGCCGTGCGATCAACCGCGCCAGTGCCTGCTTGCTGAAAGCCAACAAGTGCAGCGCCTTTTCCATTTATCGTGCTTGCAAGATCTGCTCTCAAATCCAAAGCATCAACACTTGCCCACTTTCCCGCTGCAAGGTCTGTCGCAAATGTTCCGGCTGTGTGACCAATCACACATACATAAGCCTCACCGCTTTCAAGAATGTAATCACGGGGTTCGTATTGAGTGCCTGTTGTCCAATTGCCTCGGTTTTGCATCAATGAGGCAATGTCTTGGAATCGCTCATTGATCTTAATGAAAGCGTCTCGCAGCTTGTCGCCTTGCCCATCATCGGGGGCAGTGGATACGTAAACTGGTGTTTGAATTGTCATGATGCTGTACCTGCGTATGTTTTTGCCGAAGTGTTGCCTGATCTATCGAGAGACTGCACCCAATAGTGTCGAGTGCCTGTGACCGTGTTTGTTGTTTGGTATTGAGTTGCCGGAATACCAAAGACAGTGGTTAGCTGTGTGGATGTTGTCGAATCGTTCACAGTATTAACCCAAACAATAGACCTGAGAATATCAAGATCGGTCGGAGTTGTCCATGTAATTGTATGGGTTCCTGTTCCCGTTACCGATAGGTTTGTTGGTGGGCCTGGGGGTGTTGTATCGCCTGAAACTGTGGTGTTCAAAAATTCAGCCCACTCACCAGCAGAATCATCCTCTGCAATAACCCTGACTATTACGTCATATGCAACGTTGATTGGGATGTTTGCTTGTTGCCATTTTGGAGTCGTAGTAATTGCACTTTGATAATCAGTAAGTGATGATTCTTTCCACTGGACTTCGTAATGCTTAATTTGTGCAAAAACTGTAGCATCCCATGTCGCTGATAAAGCAGGAACAAAATCAGGAAACTCAGCATCCCCAATATTTATTGGAAATCCAGAAACAACCAAATCATCCACGGCTTGAGGGAAGCGGTTAAAGTTTGGCCGTATTACTTCAGTCGGGATTGTTTCGTCCGCTGTTGACCATGCAAAATCACTTGCCAAATGAGGAACAAGCGACATATCAATGCCGCCCTCATCGGAAAAGTTGTATTGCGTAATCAAATAAGTGCCAGTCGCACCGACTTCAGGCAGGTCAATGGTTACGGTGTCGTACAGTCTCCACTGGAATACCGAGTAATTACATTGCAAAACCAGAGGAACCGATGAACGTGATTGGTTCATTGCCAGCCGTGCAAGCCTCTGAGCCTGAGCGCCAATGGTCACGCCGGGGAAGTCTAGGGATTGGACAATCTCACCCGCTTCATCAATGACCGCCTGAGCCAATTGGATTTGTGGAATCTCGCTAGTCTGCCAATCTTGTTTGGGTTCGCGGTAGGTAGCACGAACCGTGTTTATCAGTTGCTGTCTGCCAGGGTGCGTCCTGAATGTTGGATCACCTCGCAGATGTTCTTTGTTGATCGTTCCTGTTGGCGCTCTCCATGCACCAGCGTAAAAACGATACTTGCCACCGCTGAAAATCAACTTACCTCCGCAAGCCTTTTCGACTTGTTCAACCAAGTTGGCAGGGTTTGCGCTTGTCTCCAAAGCCCCGTTGAAGGTGTAACGGCGAACCTTGTTTGGCACTCCGTTGACTTCGTTAAGAGGGTCAAGGCTGTCTAAGATTTCATCACAGATTGAAGCCGCTGCCGAAAAGGTGTCAAAGTCAATCCACTCATCAGGCGCTGCATAACCGTACTCTGAACGAATCAGGTCAAGCATGATAAGGGCAGGGTTTGCGCTGTACTGAGTCGTGTTGGTGCGTGGGTCAAATAGCTTTCGACCCTTGACTTTAAAGACAGGAAAAACCAAACCTCGGGGGAAGGCGTTTCGATCCCATTTGAATTTTGTGATGGCATAAGCAACACCAGTGCCTATCTCATTTTCAGTCCACTCGCCATTTGATGCGTCAATCAAATCAGTGTCAGCGGTTTGGCCTGGGCCTCCTAGCTTGGCAGTCAGTGTCAACAAACCGTCAAATTTTGCATCAGTGCTGAGTTCATCGGCCAACCAAAAGACAGGATCAACAGATTCAATCGGGCCTTCACCCAGATAAACAGCAAGCCAAACATATTCCCCGTCTTCGGATTGTGCTGGATACACCAACACGCCGCCTAATTTGGACTCGCCATAAATCAAACGCCGTGCAGCGGCTGACTGTCTAACCGTTGTATTAAGCCGCCTTGTCTCAATTGCACCACCAGCACCGCCTGCCCCGTCTGACAATGCTTTTGTACCAACAGCGGTAACAACCCCTGCAACGACCGCACCAATTACAGCCGAACCCACCGCACCCGCAAACAAAGTAAATGCGGCATATTCAGCAGCAGCAGCGCCAGCGTATGCGGCTGCACCAGCAATAGCGAGTTGAGGCATTACCTAACCCCCCAAACTGAAATCCAGTCTTCTTTCGGGACTACCCAAAGACCTAAATTTGTGGGCATATGTGCGCCTAGCCCCGTAAAAATTGCGAGAGCGTTTTGGAATACACCGGGATGTTTGACCAAGATCACATCTCCGCGCATTGGATACGGTTGCTCAGATAATCCAGCATTGCCAAGCGCATCAATCAACCCTCCCATGTCTCGCAAAACCCGGATGGCTTCGCGCTCTGTTTTGTAAGGCGTGATTTTAACCTCTAGGCCGTGCAAAGACCTAACCGCATCAGCAGCAAATTGGCAACAGTCAAAAGACCCATATTCAAAGGGTTTATCTTTCCATTTGCTCAAAAGGGCTTCGATCTTTTCATCCATCACTTGCCCCATGTCAGCGTCTGGTTTTCCATTGCGCTCACGTATTTGAAAAACCCGTCTGTCGGGTGTCTCGCTCTGTGGTCAGCATCGGTGCATCGCCTAATTCGTGGGCGCTCCCAATCCACTTGAATGCCTTCGCAGGTAACGCGAACAAACGTATTTGAACCCGCGCTAACGTCTTGAGTGTCCATGCGTCCGACAGTGATTATTTCCGTACCAATCACTCGGTATTGGTTATCGCAAAACCCCAAACGAACCGTGACCATTCGGCCTTGGACGGGTTGACCTCTAAGGTATTCAGCCCAATTGCCTGGGATGCCGGAAAGGTCAACCGTGAAACCGTAAGAGCGATTTTCAGAGCCTTCTTCCAATCCTGAAATCGTGCCCATTGCCCCGGCTGCGTAATAGGTTTCCCCGTCTATCGTTACGTTACGGTCAAGCGAACAAAGCCGAACAGGGCCATCAAGGTAGTCCATCTCCACCGCCATGAATGGTCGGACAACAGCATCAGCCGAAGCTGCAATAAGGGCAGCACTCGCTGGCCTCATACCGTCACCTCAAGCGGGAATGTTTGCATCGCGGCAATGGTGAACGAACCCTTGTTCATAGCTTTCCTGACCGCGCCTTGTCCATCATCAACAAGTTTAAAAATGCCCGATGGCGAATGAACGTGCATGGCCGTGCTCGATATTGGCAAGTAGCGCATTGGGGGTTCTACGGTCAAAGTAGTGGCCCCCGATGTGTTGGTCATTTCGGTGACGATGTGAAGGTGTCTCCATCCTGTTGGATCGTCCCATGAAATGTAAGAGCCAATCTCTAACGGGTATCTCCGGCTGTTCAGGAAAAGGAACCCATTGATCGTCACGTTGTCAGGGCTTGATGTGACTGTGAAAACCGTTTCCATTTGGATCTCGGTTGTATCGGCTGTGATCTCGGTGGTGTCCGCTGAAAACTTTGTCGTGTCAACCGTAAAAGGCAGGATGGTCACACGCTCAGGCTGCAAGACATCAGGGGGCGCATAACGGCAGCAATAAGCCGGGAAAATGAACCGACCAGCCTGGCCCCTTAGCTTTGCAACAAACGCTCTGAATTCGCCTAGTTTCTTTCCGTCAATTGGCGGGTAGCTTGCTTGGACATCAAACAAAGCACCAGCCATATCAACAGTCTGGGTATTGCGCGTAAAGGGACTAGAGAAAGTCGATGTATTTGCCAATAGGTGAAACGTCTGATCTACCGACTTTAAACCAGTAGGCCATTTTTCAATCGGCAAACCTCTTGCGGTAAAAGTAGTCATCAAGCCCTCCCCACCGCACGGGCGAACGAACCGCCCCGGTTTGCTTTTGCCTGCACTTCGGCAAGCGTTTCGGCTTTAGTTTGTCGCATGGCTTGCATGATCCTTTGTTCAACCCCTGCATCAGCGCCTCGGGCATCGATGCTGATCGTTTGATTGATTGTCGCACCGCCTGAGTTTGGTGTGATGCTTCCATTGCTCATAGGTGTAAAGAGTTCAGGGCCGCGCTCGCCTACCATGTAAGACCTACCCCCCATCACATCGCCGCCGATAGCTTTGCCACCGCTAAAAATGTTTGAGAAACCAGAGCCGATAGCATTTGCCAAAGGCTCAGTAACAGCACGGCGCACAATGATTCGCAAAATGTCTTGCTCCAAACCTTTCAGGACTTCGCTAAAACCTTTTCCTCCAACAATGGCATCCTCAAAGGCAGAGCTAAAAGACAAGCCCAATTCATCAGCAAAGTTCTTGCCTTTTTCAACTTCCTCTTTAACCTCTTTGAGTGCCTCGCCTGTCAATCCAAGGGCTTTGGATGATGCTTGTTCGTATTCATCCCAAGACAAACGGCCAGCCTCAACAGCTTCAAACAGTTTATTGATTTCAGCCGTTTGAGCCGCCGCCTTGCCTTCAAGTGTTGATTCTTTGACAGTCTTAATCCAACGGTCGTATTCTTCACGTGCCTTTTGTATGGCTTCGTTTTCTGCCTCGACTGCCAAGCCACCTTGGATAGATGCTTCGCGCTTGAGTTGCAAAAGTTCTTCTTGTAGTTTCTTTTCTGCCCTAAGTTCTTCGTCACGCTCTTTTTGCAAAATCCTTGCACGATCTTTGGCCGCTTTCTCAGCCGCTGCTATGTCTTTGGCGTTTTGAGTGCTTGCAAGTCTTGGCCCTAATGTTGGAGCAATTGCATTTGATCCACTTGCATCGTTAGCGGCCCCTTTAAGGGCAGCACTTGTTTTTGCGGCATCTGCTTGAAGCCTTGAGTATTGATCTCGTAAAGTTTTAACACGATCAGAAGCACCAGCCACCCCGCGATCAGCAAGGTTTTGGAATGTTTCTATTTGCTTTACTGTTAATGCAATGGCGTTGGCATTTGCTTTTGCTTGTTTTTCAAGCTCGCCAATTTCATCAACACCCAGCGTCCTTGCTATGGCTGCGCCAAAAGTAATTAGTGCCGCCTCAGCAAATCCAACATCAGCCGCAACTTTTAAAAAATAAGTCGATGTGTTTGCAAGGGATTCAATAAGAGGGCCACCAAGCTCTCTTGCTATGGCAGATGATGCCAATCCAAGTCTATCCAAATTTACCGATAACTCTTTGGCCTTGGCAATAGCTTCTTTATCCATGACAAAACCAAGGCGCTCGGCCTCGTCTGCCATCTTTGCAAAACCTTCGCCATTTTTGTTGAGCAAAGGAAGCAAGGCCGTTGCATCGCTTGCAATAGCCTCCATGAAAAAGACCATCTCGTTTTGTGAGACGTTTGCTTTTTCAAGGCTTGACACGTAAAGCTGCAAAGCATCTTTGCCGCTTAGGTTCCTGAACTGCTCAGCCGTCACCCCAACTTTTGCGGCAATATTTTCAAAGAAATCAGCTAAAGGGCCACCGCCAGTTTGAAGGAAGTCGCCTACCTTATCTTGCACATCCTTGAAAATGTCCGCAAGCTTTTCGGTTGATATTCCTAGGCTTGTTGCTGCATATCCATAAGCCTGCAACTCCTCAGCACCAACCCCGGCAATTTTGCTTAGATTGTCAATCTCTTTTGCATAATCGGCTGTAGCTTTAATGCTGCTTACAAACAAAGCACCAATACCAATTGAACCAATCGCCGTTGCTGCTTGCTGGAATTGCTTGGTTAGTCTGTCAGCGGTTTTCTTTGCTTCATACTCAGACTTTGTGAGTCCGCGCATATATTCAGCGGCATCCAAGCCAAGCGATACGGTTAAAGCTCCTAAGTTATTCGCCATCGCCGCCTCGCTTGTTTATCGGGTTGAAACCAAAATACTCTGCCACTTCTTCACCACTAATTTCTTCCTCCTCGACATAATCTAATAGGTAGTCTGCCAGCTTTGCATTTTTTGCACCGCCCATGTATGCGTCCATGTACATACACAAACGGGCAAGCATAATCTCAAGCCTTCGCTGAGGTAGCAAACGGCGCTGCGAGTAGAGGTGCATCATGTGCAAATCTGCCTCGGGCATTTCCGCCGCTAACTCATTTGGTAATTTCCCAAATTCAAAAGACAGGTCGATCAAGAATTCTTGCCGACCTGTCAGTCGTTTTTTGGATCACCTGCTTTTTCAATAGCTGCACGAATGGCGGTCAATTGCGCCCACGGTTGGGATGCAATCAATTCCACATCAGCCGTGCTGCCAGGGTCAAGCAAACGAACGCCATCAGCATCACACAAAGCACGGGCAATGCCTCGGGCAATGCTTCGCTTGTCGTCTGTGTTTTTGCCAATCTGTTCTTCAATCTCGGCAACTGTTGGGGGTCGGACATAGACCTTGCCCCATACAGGGACATCAACTGCGGTTGGCTTAATGGCCGCTGTTTGGGCCATCAGTTTGAGTAGTTTTGACTTGTCCATCAGACCGCCAAATCTACGCGCTCGACTGTACGGCGGATCGTTGCAGAGCCAGTCCACACACCGCCCGCTGTCGATGCGTTGCCGATCTGAGTGACCACACCAACATCATGGATCACGCCGCCGCTATTTGGCAGGGTTGTTTTCAATGCGGTCTGTTCGCCGGATTTGCGTGACTCGCTCAGGGCTTCTTGGAAGTCATTGGGCGCGTAGTTGTAGGCAATCGAAACAGAGCCGGGGTCTGTCGCACCAAAGTCAATAGCACGGCCACAATTGGTTTCGGTGCTTGTTTCGGTGGTCGTGCCGCTGTCGCCTGTATAGCTGGTCACTTCGCAGCTTGCAGAATACTGACCTTTTGCGGTAGTTCCGCCCGAGACGTAAGTGCCCCAATTTGTAGAGTCAACGTCTGCCAGGGTGATTGTCCCCGAACCAGTTGCTTGCACCACATAAAGACTGTCGTTGATTTCTTCCATACCGACAACACCAGCAATTTTGACCACATCACCCACGGCAAAAGTGCCAGCAGCAGTAACGACTGCTGGACTTGCGTTGGTGATAGCGGTGATGGCTGTTGTAGCAGCATAACCCGTGACAACTTGGAATGTGGTTCCAAGGAATTTATATCGTTTACCGAGAGACATGATTTTTCCTTTCAGGATAGTGGGATTTTATACGCTAGAGCCATGAACTGTCACGCGCAAAATTGCGCGGTAAGTCTTTGTTTCTGCGTCATATTCTTGCAGGGGTGCAAGGTTTAGGGATGCGGGAACAGAAAGACCGTTTAAAGCCGTTCTAACTTGATCCCTAAGCGTTGCGCGTTGGGTTGCAGTGGTTGCAACAATGTCTATTTGAAATTCAGAGTTGTCTGTTTCTTCAATGCCTGAGCCACAGGAATCCTCAAAGATTACCCCGCCAATCAGGGTGTACCGAATAGCAGGCCAAACAGGAATCGCAGGGGGCTGCGGATAGGTGTCAGGGTAGACCCGATTTGAAACCAAGCCTTTTAGCGCGTCAAAGATTAACTGTTCGTGGCTCATTGTCTTGCCTTAAAAACTGCGATTCGTTTTGCAAGTCTTGTTTTAATGGCCTCTGTCGCCTTTTGGACATTCTGAGAAAGGGCCGGGGTTAGGAAAGGCTTAGCAGGCAGTTTGACTGTTCCAAATTCCAAAAACCTAGCGTAGTAAGCATCCTTACCCAATGCGCCTTTTCCGGCCTTTGCCCTTGTCACATCTGACTTTTTGCCAACCCTAACCGAAACCCCATATTCTTCGGTCAAGTTTGTATTGCGTTTGCGCTTCATCACAATGGCTTTTTGCAGGTTGCCCGTGTCCACTGGTGCATTCTTTCGCGCCTGCGCCCTGACAACACTAGCGCCAGCGGCTACCGCTTGCCTAGCGGCTTTCTGAGCCATGTCTAGGCGTAAACCCTTCAGGGCTTCGCCAAGCTCTTTGAGTCCGTCAATTCGTACTGTTTCAGCCATCGTTAGTCCCAAAGGCTCCAATGATTGTTTGGTATTCCCTGCGTCCAACTTCGTCAATTGACTTGATGTTGTAAACCTTGCCTTCAAGGGTAAACCGTGCTGTCTGTTTCAGGTCTGCAACTGTCGGTGTGTGGCGAATCTGAATACCGACTTCCTGAGCGCCAAGCGTCTGAGCGCCGCCGTAAAACTCACGGCCTTTGCTTGATAGCTTACGCGCCCAAACAGTTGCCACGGTTGACCATGTGACTTCTAAATCACCCAATGCCGATTGAGTCTCTGTCTTAGACTCAATCAACACCCGGCGGTCAAATTTACCGGCATCCATTACGCCATCCCCAGGCTGACTCGGTGGTGACGCAAATAGGCTTCTTCCACCCGAATGACTGCCTCTGTGTCTGTTCCACCTCGCATATCGTAAAGCTGGTGCAAGATCATCAGCATGGCCGTTTTCACATCAGGGGCCATTGCGGTCGTGTTGGTGGTGTAGGTGACAACCAACTGATCGGGCATTTCCGTGGGAGTGATCGTGGCAGGAATAGCCAAAAGATTAGCGGTGTACTCAACAGGGTTTGTTCCATCAGTCACCGTGACGATTGTATTGACTGGTGACAAGGGCAGTTCGTAGCTTTGGGGTACGGGTTGATTAGGAAAAGTCCACGGGTAAAGCGGGTCTTCCTCTGTCTTAATCACGGCTCGGATTGTTTGCCCCGTAAATGCCAAACCCGTAAACCGTTCAACGTGCGCCCGTGCTGCTTTGATGTAATCCTGAATCAAAGCATCCTCAAAGTCTGAATCGACTCTGAGGTGCATCTTGGCTTCGGCCAATGTGATTGGCTCGACCGTAGGCTGTACCGTGATGATAAAGCTCATTTTTCCCCCAGCTTGTAGGTGTCAGGCCGATTGAGTTTAACAAGGCTCAGGTCTTTCCCGTCCGTGCCGCGTTTTGCCGCCAATTGCCACGAATCAGAGGTTCCAGGCTTATCGACTGTATCGGCAAGGCAAACCCACAGGCTTCCCGATTGGGTGACTGTGTGGCCTTTCTTGTACTCGCCGTTTGACTCTTTCCAGACACCTTTATAGATCATAGCTGGAACCGCCATCTTTGTGATGTGGTCAGCCCCGCCCGTCATTTTGGTTTTAACGGCAAAGGTAGCTTCGTCAATCTGGTGGACTTCAATCGCTGAAACACCACGTAAGACTACATCCCATCCAGCCCGATGCGGCTCGATACCGTCTAGCGGGTCTGTCGCTCGACTTGCCTTAAATACACCGCCATCGTGTTGGGCGTATGTGCCTTTTGCATAACTCTTGGCAGGGTTAATCTCAGGCAAGATATCAATCTGCAAAGCATCGCGGCCATCAACCCCGTCAACACCGTTTGAAGGGGCTTCGGGTTGCTTGATGTTTTCGGCAAGCCATGAACTTACCAATTCTTTCACTTGCTCAGGGTTGACGCTTTCGCCATCCTTCCCATCTTTTGGCGCAAACGACTGCACCATTTCTTTTAGGCGGGTTTCTAGCGGTTCCATTGCTGCGTCAACATCCCGGCGAATGGTTGACTTTGCCAAGCTAATGATTGTGCGCCGTTGGTCTTGTTGCAATTCCGCCTTAACTTTTTCCATCTCTTTGGAGATAGTCTGTTTAGTGGATTCGACAAGCGCGTCGATGATTTTTTCCAAGTCCATTTTTTACCCTTTAGGCATTGTTCATAGATGTGATGTGTTGGCGAAGTTTAACTAGGCTTTGCTTGTTGGATGCAAAGCCCGTGCCCTTGATCTCAGCAAGCTCGACCTTGATAACGTCTAGCTTAATGCCGTTTTCAATCACCTCGGGAGCCTGAGCCAATTGAATCTCAGCGCCTGAATACAGCGAATGTACATAGACCCCTTTGACTGCTGGATAGCGGTCTTTAACGGTCGTTGTAAGGTCAACAGTAAGGTAATCGAAACCGGGAGCAGTGTCGCCAATAAATCGGTACTTGTTGTTAGCTGTGGTGAAGTCGCCGACCTTTGTTCCAGTCTCGTAATCAGCCGATGCCGTGGCGCTCGTGATTTTCCAAATCTCGTAAGTGCCGCGACCGCCAGCAATCGTGATCTCAGAATTCCCGTTACCGTCTTCTCGGGTGATGGTAATCACCTCAGTGGTATTGGCCGTAATCGTTGCAGGTGGGATTGCAATCTCGGTCTGATAACGATCATCACCAGCGTAAGCCGTGGACTTAGTGGTAATCACTGAACCCGTCACCGAATAAACCAGCGTCGCGTCCTTGTTAATCAGGTGCGAGAAGTTGCCGATCTCCAAAGACGTACCAGCTCGGGCAACCATTTGGCCTAGCTTGATGCCTTGCTCACCTAATCGGAAATAGGCTGTGCGATCGTAGAACTTGCTAGAAGTCTCGATAGCCGTGTAAGCCGCCACCGTTGCTTTTGTGGTTTCTGTGATGCCCACGTCTTCAACATAGATCGGCTCATAGAACAACAAACCGCCAGCGTTAGCCGCAAAGCTACCTGATTGGCGTTGTTTGCCGTATTGCTCAATTGCCCATGAGTAAGTCCCAGTAGTACCCGGTGCAATGTAATATGGATAATCACCCGCGCTAGTCACTTCTTGCTGGAAATACTTTGTAACGCCTGAAGCGTCATAGATAATCAGCGAAGAACCAACCGTGACGTTTTCAAACTTCCATGTTGTCGATGTACCAGCAGTAGAGGCGTAAATAGCTGTGATCTGGCCTGTACCGTTTAGCGTGACCGTTGGGAAGTAAACATAGGTGAATTTTGTCCCACTAGACAAAGTGACACCAGTGTTCACAATCAATGACCAACCTGTGTAACCAGTCAGGTTTTCACCAGTACCAGAAACAATCAGCGCGTCTTTTGCCGCCGCCTCAAATGCCGTTGATGTGCCTTGGAATTTGTACGCCTTAGTTGCGTCATACAAATCGTCAAGCGTAGCGTTAGCCGTAGCCGTGACAGTCTTAGCCACGGGGTCAACCGTGAACTTAGTACCTAACAAAGCCAAAGCAGCCGTGCGAGACAAAGTGACGTTCGTGTCGTTGAACATCGTCCAAGCCACCGTCTTACCGCTGTTGCCCATCAAGGTTTGGCGGGTCACTGCTTGAAGGAAGCTGTATCCACCAAGGTAGATATTGAAGTCAGACGAACTGTTGCCAAAGTTGCTTCGGTAGTCGTAGTTGACCGTGGCAGAGGTTAGGTTGAGGTTTACACCCGCCAATGTCAGTACATCACCCATGCTGATAGCGCCACCAGAGGCAGACGATGCAATGTAGGTGCGATCGTTGACGTAGTTGCTAACAGTCGAACTCAGGCGAGAGCCGTTGTTTGTGTCCTTGATGTAAGCCACCACCTCAGACGCACCAACTGCCACGTTTGACGAATTTGTGACGTTTAAAGTCAAAGTCTCAACCACTGGCATATCCAAATATGCGTTGTTTGCCAGCTTCCCATAGACGGGGAATCGGTCAGGGTTTTTCACCGTGATGACTTGCTGAGTGCTCACCGTTTGGTTGGTAATCAAGTCAAAAGAGCTTTGGTTGCCAATGAACACCGGGTTCAACATCGTGCGGTTTGCACCACCACCAGCAGCAGACTGGAAGCCAGCACGCTCAAACTTCACGCCAAAAGCGTTCCAACCAGGATTCAGGAACAACAAAATGTTGTTTGTAATGCCCTGAAGCGTGATCGCATTAAAAGTCGGCGCAGTGGAAATGAATCGGAATTGTGTATCAGCACCGTTCCACATTGACCAAACACTGTCGTAACTGTTGCTAATCAGTGATGCGTTACTGATAAGCAATGAACTGCAAGTCTTAATGACCCCGCCGTTCCAGTTAATTGTCCCGTTTAGGAAATGGACACCATGGTTAGAAAACTGCCCACCAGAATAAGTCGAAGCAAGCCCCGTACCTTTTGAATACGTTACTTGGCTGTTAACCGTCCGTGCAATGCCGTAGTTGTAAACCGCGCCTGTGTCGGTAATAAAACCTTGTTGTAAAGCAGTTGTAATCTCGTACAAATCAGGGTCATGAGTAAACGTCCCCATGATGCGAAGCTGATTTGAGCCAAGGTTATAAATCGTACGCCGAGCTACACCAGTGCCTGTATCAATCGTTGTCACACCCGTCAAAGCAGCCAAACCAGTAGGGTCTGTGTCCGTGCCAGTCTGGGTAATGTACTGTCCCGAAATGCCCACGCCCGTGCCAGTTGCAGTAGCAGCGCGGCTAATTGTGACAGTAGCGCCTGGGCCAGTGCCCGAAATTGCTGTAATGATCGTATCGGCTGGAATACCAGTTCCGTAGACGTTCATGTTCACAAAAACTTGCAACGTGCTGTTGACGTTGGTCAGGCTTGTACTGCCGTTCGTTGTGTTTGCCGAAATCGTAGGCGCTGATCGTGCAAAAGCCATTATTCGTCCTTATTTGGTGTAGTGTCGTCAGGCTTTGGAGGCTTCTTTCGCCCGTAATACCGACCCTGCAATACTTTCAGTGCCCCTAGTCCTAAAACAAAGGGTATGCCGTAAACAACAATGTCGGCAAGTACGGCTGACATTAGACAGCCTCAAACATCGCTGATTTGTTTACTGAAGGTGCGATTTCTAGGCCAATTCCAGCCGCTACAAGGGTGTATGCGCCTTCAGGTGATGCGTCCCATGTCAGATAGGTTTCACGGCCTTCAAGCGAGTAAGTCGATTCACCCGCCCAAACCATGTTCTCGTCAAACAATGTGTATTTGAACGTGACCGAATCAAACAAGTTATCACTGATAGACACCACGTTAAATTGAGTGGCTTGCATTTTTTTGCCATTTGCAAAGGCAAGTTGGGGCTTAATAGAAACTGTTCTCATTTTGCAACCTTTGGATGAACGAAACTGAAGTAGTAAATAAGGATGATTGAGCCGATGTCCTTACTGAGCCAGAGAGGGAAAACATGGTCAATCGGGTAAGTGCCAAACTGGAAAAAGTGAATTGATCGAAATGTTTGCACACCAAGACCAACCAAAAAGACACCATTGCGTGACTCATTTGTTGTTGCCCTTAACCACGTCTTTCATTTCCAAAATGTCTTTGTCTTCGTATTTTTCAAAGAAGTTACGCAAAGCATTCAGAGCGAATGGTGATATGGCGCCAATCACAACACCAATAAACAAAACCAAATCAGCCTTTGATTGATCTACACCAAGCCAAATCAAAACCGCACCACCAGCCGTCAAAGCCAAGGTGATAGCAATGGCCGTGCTAATCATCGCAGCGGCAATGATTCCCTTATGCTTGATAAATTTAGGTTGCCACAGCACGTTCATGATGCTCACCCCTGCTAAAGCGCCAACGGCCAAAAGGATTTTATTCAGGGTGTATTGTGAGAAATCAAACATGGCAAGCCTTTAAGAATAAGAAACCGATTCAAGATCACCAGACCCATTGTAAGTCAGGGTCTTTACTAAATCTATGCCCGAAGGGGTAGCACCTGACAGAGTAATCGTGCCCAAATCACCAGACCCCAAATAGCCCAAAGTCTTGATGATGCCGTTTGCGTAAGTGATAACCGTCAAGTCGCCCGAGCCGTTGTACGTCAATTCGTAATCAGAGGCTTTCAGGTTCTTGGAAACTGTCTCAAACGTGTCACCCAAAAAGCGGTTTTCGTCAATCGGCGTGACACGCACCATGATCTCGCCGTTTGTTGATTCGCTTGTAACTACAAATGCGGTAGGAATTTTCAAGCCTGTTAGCGGCTCTACGTTTGTGAGCTTTCCTACCTCAGTAGTAGAAATATATAAAACGTCACCCTCTGCCCATTCAGTCGTATCGAATCCGCGCACTTTGCCAGTGTCAACAATAATGCCCGTTGCATTTTCTGCAATGTCAGCATTCGCCACACCTAAATAATATTTGTAATTATTAGGGTCTGTGCCATCCATCGGCGCAATTGTGATAACGCCATTGTTACCAATCGTGCCAGTTGCCATTACGGGCGTACCCATAGGGATAACAGCGCCCGAAGTGTTACGGCCTGAGACAACCAGCTTAGATGATGTGCCACCACCCCCACCGCCTACTGGCACATAGGCTAAACCGTCCCACACGTACATGGTGTAAGGGTCTGTAGATGTGTCAAAGTACAAAATCTGTGCTTTGCCATTAACGGGGAAATTAGCCGTACCGTCTGCGAATTGCTGGATGGTCAAAGAGCCTGCACCACCACCAGAGGAAACCCCTGGCATTCCTTTCAGGTCAACCCACTCACCCCATGCGCCTGTTGGCTTTTCAAAGCGTATGCGAGTGCCATCCCATTGGTGATTGGGCATATCGCCTGTGTCACCCTTTGGGCCGCGCTCGCCAGTCTCGCCTTTGTCCCCTTTGTCGCCCTTGTCGCCTTTATCCCCTTTGAGAGATGCCAAGAACTCAGACAACGAGCCATTGTTTCCAGCGGCAATCCAAAGATCGTAGGCCGATTGACCATCAAGGCCGATCAAAGCCTTTAGCCATTCGCCTTCAGTGCCTTCAAAGCCTTTTTGCAAAGCGATTTCATAGGCGCTTAAACCATCGGCGCCATTCAGCGACAAAAGCCAAGATTCGATGGAACCGTCAAAGCCTTTTGACACTGCAACCTGATAAGCATCAAGCCCGTCCAAGCCTGTGATTGACTTCACAAACTCAGCATCTTGCATGATGGATTTAGCCACCGATTCACGGTGTTCAATGGCTTTTTGCTGCGCGTCTAGTGCATCAGACAACTCACGGTCTTGAAGGTCAATCAGAGCCTTTAAAACGTCTTCAGGGCCATCAAAACCAGTGTCTAAAGCGGCCATGTAACCGCCATCACGATAAGCCTTTGAAGCGAATTCCTCGATAGTGCCTTCGTAGCCGTTCAAACGGGCTTTGTCGTATGCAGTCAGGGTCATGCCAAACCTTTCTGAATGCGTGAGATAAGCGCCCGTGTTACTTCTTCGGTGTCGTCATCCTCGACATCTTCAATGATTGGCTCTGGCACGGCTGGTGGGTTTGCCATTTGCTCAAACTCCATTTGGCGAAGTTTTACCAAGTCGCTCAAAGCGTAATACTGCTGCTGTGTATATACAGACTCGCCACCGTCAACGGGGGCCATGTTCAAACGCTTACGGGCCTCGTTGATGGATGCCACCTTCAAAGACTCGCCAGCGGTCTTAAAGCGGCTTTCTGTGTCCATGCGTGTCAGCCCTTCAAGGTCAAACTGCATATGAGTGCCCTGTGGCAATCCAAGACCATCATCAAGCACCGACTCCATGCTTTCAATCAATGGCTGCAAGCACCCGGAATAGTACTCAAGGTTCAGCATTTCCACGTTGTTTGAGATCGGGGCCGATCCGCTACCAAGTTTGTAGCCGGGGTAACGGAAAGCGCGGCCAATGTCTTCAACAGTCCACTTCAATTGTTCGATCAATTGGGCATCAGTGGCCGATACGGTCATTCGCTCAAACTTTAAACCGTCACCCAAAACAGCAACCTTTCCAGCTTTTGCGCCGGAGTAGTTGTTATCCCAATGTTCTTTCAGGCGCTTTGCAGCGTCATCTGATATGCGTCCAGGCGCTGTGAGAATACCGCCGGGGCTTGATTTGTTCTTGAAGAATCCCGCGCTATTTTGTTGGATAGCATTGCCCATTGTTGCAGAATATCCACACGCATAGATCGGGCCGATGCCGACTAAGGGATGGAACAAACAAGCGTGACGATCATGGATGATTTCAGAGGCGGGGACTGTCACATCCATATTGCCCGTCAAATTGTCTTGCTTGATTTGGTAGTAGACATCGCCGCTATCCGAAACCAGCACCGTGACAAATGATGGCTCCAAAATGAACAGCTTTTCTACCAAGCCTTGAGCGTTTTTAGACTTCAGGGCATAAGTATTTCCCGTCAACAGCTTGGACAAAAGCCAATGCTGCACAAACTGAAAGCGGGTTTGATACTGGTTTGGTTTGCGGATAAGTCTAGGAACTGCGCCCGTGCGCTGTTCTGTCAGGATGCCGTTATTGTCTTCCCGCATAACCGACAAGTGCAGCTTGGCAATATCGGATGAAATACCAGTAACGCAGGCGTAAATAGCAGAGAAACGAAAGAGGTTTTCTTTCGGGTCAATCTCAATGTTTTGCTGCCATGCGCCGGGGTAGGACTCACGGATGATTGATTGCCAGCCACCAGCGCGACTGTCAACATTGTTCAGGGCTTTGGTTCGCCCAAACTCAAAGCCCATGAATTTCATTATGCGGCCTTCAGGTCTTTACGGGAATAGGTGCGTTTTGGATTTTTAGCTTCTTCTTTTTGTTCAACAGCTTCAGCCTGAACTGCTTTGGTTTCTGTCTCAGGTTCAACAATAGTGCCGCGCTTAACCAAGACCAAAAGACGCGCATCGCGGTCTGAATATTCACGAATTTGACCGGATTTCAATAGAACTTTGGGCATTTATGGCCTCCTATGCTTGAATTTTAACCTTTTATGAATGAAATAGGCAAGAAAAAGGGGCCGAGTGGCCCCTTTCCCGATCACCTTTTGGGCGATTATGCGTAAGCTGCACCAGAAATGTACTGGCAGGCTGCGCTGCGGCGCTTAGACCAGTTGATGTAACGCTCTGCGCGGATAGCGATTTCGTTATGTTGGAACATAGAACGAGTTGCCACCGAAGTAGGTGCGCTGTCCATCATCAAGGTAGCTTCGCGGCTAGTGTCGATCATCACTTGACCGTCATCAGCCAAGTAGATTTCAGATGCGGCAACCAAGGCCACCACACCCGAAGGCACGTGCTGAGAAACGATCACTGGCAAGCCCAACAAAGTGCCGCCGTTCATGGTCATGCCAGGGAATTCGGCTTGGCCCAATGCGTTTTGCATCAAGCTGAATGCCAAAGCCTGTGTGCTTTGCATAATCCACACACCATCAGACAATGGGATATTGGCTGTGATGAAGCGGCCCATCATGACTTTAGCGTCAACCTTGAACGCATCGTAATCTGTACCAGTTGCAGCCACAGCAGTAGCGCTATTGGTGATAGATGCAGGAGACACGTTAGACACGGCAGCTTTTGCGGGGTTCACAAAATCCACATCCAAGCGAGCGATCAAGGCTTGAGCCAAGCTATCACGCACCAGCAATTCAGCGGATGGGCTAGACATACGAACCAGCTCGTCAGTCAACACGGCAATGTTTGCAACCTTGGCCCAACGCAATTCAACATCATTGAAGTCAAATTTAGTCAGTGGCTTTGGAGCGCCCTCACCAACCCAGTAGCCTTCACCACCGCTTGTTTCGCCTTTGATTCGAACGTTGAATGGGATAGAACGCAAAGCAGGGATGCCCATTGTGCCAAACTTACCAATGATGGTTTGTGGGCGCAAGAAGCTAATGAAGTCACCAGCAAAGTCGTTATATTGAACCAATGGCTCGGCCCAAGTTGCATCGGTTGTTGTGCCAGATGCAACAGCAGCCTTCAAAACACCTTGAATGCGGTGGCTGTCAGGATATTGAGCTTTGGCGATTTGCTCGGCTTGCATCAGGTTGCCCTTAGCTTGAGCCAAGCACTTGGCGTAACGTGCGAATTCTTGACCAGGGGCCAAATTGTCACGCACGGTAATCACGCTAGAACGTGCAGCGGTAGCGGCTTTTTCGGTTGTACCTGCCACGGGGGTGGCAGTGTTCAGACCAGCTTGTTCAGCGGCTTGTAAGCGGCTCAGGTGCTTTTGCACTTGCTCGATTTCGGCCACAGCGTCATCGTGCTTGGTGGCTTCTTCAGCGTCCAAGGTGCGGCCTTCATCAGCGGCTTTGGTCAGGACGGACTTGACCACTTCGGCCAGTTCGGTTTTGCGGGCTTCAAAGCCCTTGATTTGTTCAGCAAACGTTTTCATTTGAGTTTCCTTTGGGGAGTGGATAGAGACTGTTTTCCCCAATGCGCGGGGCGTGGTTTTTGAGGTTTCGTCTGTTCGGCCAGTCGAGGCCAGTGACTTCACCATCAAAATGCTTGCTTCGGCGTTAGCCGGGATGGTCACGGCGCTCAGTTCAAACACTTCATAGCGTTTAAAGTGCATACCGTAACCATCAGCGTTCTTAAATTCTTCGTATTCTTTCGGGCGAAATCCGATGCTCAGACCTTTGACAAGTCCGGCTTTGATTTGCTCATAGGCTTCGTCAACGTAACCGATGCCTTTGGCAATTCGGGCGACAATCTCAATGCCTTTTTTCGTTACTTTGGCCTCAATCACCTCTCCAATTGGTTTGGAATGGTCATGCTGAGACAACAAAGGAAACGGCAAATTGAACTCAGCGCCAGCCGGGTCAACGATGTCGTTAGAGCGATCAGGGGTAGGAGTTGACGCGATGCCCCGAATAATTCGGTCATCACTTCCCATGCCCTTTTCAATGGTAAATAGCGAATATGCTTTGTTCATGGACATATTTATACCAAAATTGCATGAAGTGGGCAAATTTTATTAGGGTTTACCCCAAAACAAGCATCTGATAACCACCACCAGCGGACTCAGGATTCAGGGAAATCAGCGAAACTGCATCAAGCGCGGCCATTAAACAGTCGATCTTTCCAGACCCTGAACCCGCCTTTGTAATGATTACTGCGTTGCCCCTTGGCTCGACTTTGGCGTTAGATACGCACCATGTCATTAAGGGTTGACCGCCGTGAATCATGGCTTTTTCAGCCAATTTGCGCTCTGCCGTTTTTATAGATCCGCTCATCCTCCAACCTTGAGAGATTCCAATGATCTTTTCAGGGGGTATATCTGCCCCGTGCAAGGCTTCGATGATGCCGCCCAATCCATGCGGGTCAACACCTATTTTGTCTAGCAGTCCAGAAGTCTCGACCTTGGCGCAAATCTCCGCGACTCCCTCAACATCCTGCCCAATCCTGTCCACAATGGTCAAATCACCGTCATTTTTGAAGTCATTAAAGCGGCTTGCCTCTTGTTTGTGGCGTTTCATCACGCTCGGATGCGCCCATGCGTGAGTCCATAGCATCCAATTTTGCTGACCTTTTATCCGTCCGATCACGGCCAAACCAAGCAAGTCATCAAGGCCACCACCGTCAATTCCAATATCCGCGACCTCGCATTCGGCCAGGATTCGGTCTAATGTGACGGGTTTTGCGTCCTTGCACTGTTCCCAAAAGTCAGCGCCAGCCCATCCATCAGACTTTAAAGCCATGCCGATTTCGACATTTAAATGCTGAGATGCCCATCGCCTGAGTTCTTCCTCACCCGATGCTTCGGCTCCCTCATAGTCTGGAATCAATCGATCTACCGTGATTGACCGCCCGTTATTGGGTGTAACCATGTGCCAGTTGTTTGTGTTTCGCCAGTCAACATCACGGGGGAATTCGTACAGGATAGGCAAGACAGGGGCGATTAGCTTTCCATCCCTGACCGACCTAGCCTTTTGCAGTTCAGCCTTAAAAACCCCTGTTGGTGGTCTTTCTGACTGCGTGGTGATGGTAAGCAAAAAGCCTTCAGGCTGTGAAATAAGACCACCGCGAAGCTGTCCAAGCACTCGGTCAGCGTTATGGTTTTCAGCGATAACGTGCAATTCATCCAGCAAAACCCCGGCAGGTTTCGCACCTGTCACGATCTTTGGATCAAAGGATTTAACTTTAAGGAATGCCCCTGTTGGTCGGTAAGTTACCTGTTTGATGTGGTCACGAACGTGGAATTTAGCCTTCAAGACTTCATCGGCTTCAATCATTCCGACTAGCTGAGAATAGGCAAGGTTCGCCACATCATGAGTCGGGGCCACCATCAGGTATTCAGCACGGGGACGGCGTGACATTAGCACCGCCGTTAGCATAATGGCTGCGCCTTTTGTGGTTTTCGAGTTCTTCTTGGGGACTAGTTCAAAGACTTCGCGGATATGCCGAACGTCATTTATCGGGTCATAGCTGCCAAACAAAGCGGCTACCAAATCCCGCGCCCAATCTCCGCAAGCCTCTGCCATTACGGGCTGTTTTGGCACGTCAGGAAGCCTCAAACGGTTAAAGATAGCCACCGCCCGATCAGACTCACCCCTAAACAATGGCAAATCAGGAACAAGCGTTCGGCCTGTCCTTATTCTGTTTTCCCAATCAGGGCAGGCGGTTAACCAATCACTCATTGAACAGGGCCAGAGGGAAGCAACTCACCCCAGCTAGTGCCTTCATGATTTGTCTTAGCTTCTTCCTCGACCTGTTCTTTCTTGCCTAGCTTTTCGTCAACGGTCTTTTTGGCGTAAATATAGGGAAGCAAGGCTTTTGCTGCGTCAATCCGAAAACGGTCTTCAACCCCTGCATCAGTCATTACACCCGTCAAAAACTTTAGCGGGTCTTCATGTTCTGGAATGTCAGTAACCCGGATTTGCTTTTTGTCTTGGGTTTGCTTTTCAGGTTTTGTTTCTGATTTCTTTGGTTTGACCGCTTTTGCTTTCGGCTCAGGCTTTTGATTTGCCTGAATAGTAAAGCCCATCCCAATCGGTTTACGACCAGCGCCAGGGCGAAAACCACCCCATTGTTTTTCGTCTGTCTCTTGTTTCATATTAGACCTTCAAAGTTTGTTTCTTGATTTTAGACTAGCTCAGAAAAAAAATCTGTAAACGAGAAAGGGCGCGGTTTCTGAGGGTTGACCTCTTTTTTTAATAAATCTACCCCCCTACCCTTGACGGTTTTGACAGTTTGGCGTGTCATATGTCCAAGGCTCCACCCGATGCGCGAATGCTGGCCTCTTGGCTGCTCTTATCCTTATGGCAGGCAGTGCATAGGCTTTGGCGGTTGTTGTCTGACTCTTTGCCACCAGCCCATAAGGGCACGATGTGGTCAACCTCTACCGCTGGTGTCACTATCCCTTGTTTCATGCAAATCTCGCAGGCTGGATTAGATAATAGCTTTTCTCGCCTGATCTTTTGAAGTGCTGACCCTCTTATGCGTGTGGTACTGCTTAGGCTTTGTGGGCCTGTCCTTAGCGTTTGGAGGGATGGCTTGAGGGTTTTCATTCAACGATTTTTGCGCTGCAAGTAACGGCTGTGTAGCAGTTGTATTTACTCATTTCAAAGATGTTGCCGTTTAATGATTTGCACTCAGGTGCGGTTGTCTTGGCGTTAGGTGGGATTTGATTCCTAATTGCCTGGATTGCTGCCTCGACTGTTGCCACCTTTTCCCACGGTAAGAACTGGCAGGAATGTCCTACAACATCGCCTTTGGTCTTAATCGTGGTGTTGCCTACCAATTGCCCGTCTGATTGGGTTGTTTGGTCGTGTGGCAAGAATGTCGAGCATCCTGTCATTAGGATGGCGGCTGTAATGGTGATGATGGTTTTCATTTGGATTTCCTTTGGTTTTTGTCAATCTTTACCGCTGTTTCATTTGTGGTGAATCTGCATCCGTTAGCGCATTCGTAGCGTCTGTAGGTTCCTTGTGGTCTTTGGCGCGTTTCAAGAACAAAGCTCCATGTTTTGCATTGTGGGCATTTCATGTCTTGGATTCCTTTATTGCATCACAAATCCCGTGAGCGCAAAGAGAAAAGACAAGCAAACATGGTGCAAGAAACGGGTGCATTAACCCGGCAATTACAGAAAGACAAAGACAACCGAAAAGCAGAATAGGGCTCATGGCTGGCTTTTTTCTGTGATGCTGTGGGCGTCAATTTGTCCAAGTTTTAGCGCGGTGTAACCAGTGGCCGTTTTCACCAAGGTCAACCCATGCTGTCGCAAAGCCTCCGAAATCTGTTGCTCATCCGTCTGCGGCACAGGTGCTGGCTGTGCTGACAGAGATTCAAGCGCCTCTCTTGCGGCTTGAAGCGCAACGGTGGTGGTGTGAATTGGCCTTGTCTGCTCAACGTGATACTCCATCATGCTGATAAGGTCTTCAATCAGTTGTTTCATGTGTTCTTCTCCTTGAGTTTGGCTTCAATGGCTTTGACAACCATTACAAAGTTATCAATCTTGCACATATCGCAATCTTCAAGGCCGTTTTCCGATGACCACCAGTTTCTGATTTCCTCATCCGTCAGCCAAACCCATTGCCGCTGTGCTGCGGGTGGGGTGGTGTAGAGGGGCGTTGCGTCATCCCAGCATTTCGATTCGTAATAGATGCGAATTCCGTTTTCATCCCTGTACCACGCCACAGGCTCCTGCACAGGTGCTGCAAGGGCTTTAAGTCCTGCCTCTACA